TCAGTTACAAAGTTAATTCATATATTTAGGTATCAATAATTAAAACAATAAAAGTTATGACAAGACATGAAGATTTACTAAAGCAAGTTGTAGGTATTCTAGATAGTACATTAATGACTAAAGAAGATGTAGTTGAGTTGTTTGAAAACATCTTAGGAGAGATGTCAGAGGATAGGTTACAAAATATCTTATTTGAATTGAAAGCTAATATTAATCAGGCTACTATCTAAATAGCATATGTCAGAAAGAAGTTTAAAAGGAACATGGAAAGGAAGAGGAGGGAAGGTGTCTAAGACATCTTCTCTTATGATTGGAATAGTATATACAACTCTATTCAAAGGTAAAGAAATACTGGGAGTGTTAGAAAGGGTAGGAGGTATAGAAGCAGTCTTAAGAACAAAAGAAAATAAACTAATCTCAGTGGATAAAAATAGTTTAAAAATAGTTGCTACTTAGAATAATAGTTCATATATTTAGGTATCAATAATTAAAACATATAAGATCATGACACAAGAACAATTTTTAAACGGAACACCTTTTAGAGTAATTGCAGGAAGTAACTACAAAGGAGCATCAACTTTTACATACGACGGTAAATGTTTATTAAAGCAATCTAGAAGCAGTATCGATGAAAGAATACTATTTCAAGATTATCATTTAAACGTTTCTAAGGTAGGTAAGACAGGCTTTGAAGGATTTACCTATGTAATGGAGAAACTGGTTAAGGTAAAGTTTAAATATACTGAGTTACAGGAATTTATAGAGGAGGCTTAGGCCTCTTTTTTTTTCTTCGGAGGTCAAGGTGACGTCAAGGTGAGATCAAGGTGAGAGAAAACTGATAGTATATTTCCCTCAAACGGGTTCGCTGTCGGGTTCTCGGCCCACATTAGGTAATAAATCTCTGATGATTTTTAAGGTATGGGGGTATATATTTATATACTTTATAGCTTTGAATAGAATGTAGTTATGGTTACTTTCCTTCCCCTGAATCTCTCCAAGGCTAATTTCCCCAAGGTGTTCTTCCATTAAAGTTTGCTCTATAAAGTTGCTTATCTCCAAGCAGGGTACCACCTATACCCCCTCCTTAAATACTTTTTTACAATATGTCAAATAACGTGTTATATATTGAACTGCCTAATTGATAACTCTAATATAGTACTTTTATTTCCAGTTTCCAACTCTACTTTTTTGGGTATTTATCATAAACCCTTAGGAAATTTTTTGGAAAAATTTTTTATATATACCGGGTATATATTTATATAAAATTAATATTATGAAAAAACTTTCAACAAACCAACTATTCGACATCTTTGAAAAAGGAGATGAAGAGATTTTCAAAGAACATGGAGTTGAGGATTTATTAGATAATACTTATATACTTTTTGGCATGGTTGTGAGAGGTGTGGAAAATTTTTACATAATTGATCAGATATATACTACAAAATACAACCAACATTATACTCAGATAAAAGATTCTTTAAAACTTAAGTATTTCTTAGGTTTAATGGACTATTTAGAAAGAATACAGGATATTCCTATAGACGTAATTTCTTTTATAGAAGAGGAATTTAGCAGACAATCTATACATTATGCATTCAATGAACTTATGGACCTATTTATACAAGTAGAGTATTATGAGAAATGCACCATTCTTAAGAAGTATTTCGAACTTTTTTCCATAAAACAGTTGGAAGTTACTAAATAAATTCTTATATTTATGTATAATATTAAAACAAAAAGGTTATGTTAGAGATGTTACTAATTTTACTTACTACAAGTATTGTATATTACCTACTTATAGGTGCAGTTGTTTCACTATGTATAATGGTTTTTCAAATCATTTTTCCTTACTCTCTTGATTTTTCCTTAAAAGACCATTTACTTTTCGTATTACTTTGGGCAAGTGTTGTATTAAGAATGTGTATACATGATTCTCAAAAAAACCGATAACTAAAACTAAGTGTTATGTACCAGGATATTATCTCCTATGAAAAAGGTAAAAAACTAGAGTCAGAAGGAACTATTACCATTATAGACGCCTCTCCTTCAAACATTCCTCCTATAGACGGTAATGGAAGGCAGTGGAAGGAAAATTTTATTCAACTTCAAACCAAAGCCCGTCATATTTCCCCAGATAAACTCATTTCGTTTTTCTCTGCCAAATACCTTATAGAGGTAAATGAAGGATTAGTTGACCCAGATACCAATACATACTCCTGGAGATATTTACACGGTATAGAGAATAAGGTTATTAAAAGTAAGATTGTAGATAATATTGAGTATGTATATGTCCTTGTGAATCCCGGTTATCCTTCTTTGGTTAAGATTGGAATGACCATTCACGATGTTCATAGGAGAGTTAAAGGGATAAACGCTACTGCCACGGTAGATGAATGGGTTCCAAAGTTTGCACTTCCTGTAAGGAAGGGTACGGCTATGAAAGTGGAGAAAGCAGCTCATGATTTCTTCACCTCGGTAAGGGTTTCTTCCGATCAAGAGGGAAAAAGAGAATTCTTCATGGTACCTCCTCTATCGGCTTTTGATAAAGTAAGAGAGATTGGAGCATTATTTCAAGTAGGAGAACCAATTATTTATTAGAAAAATAGGAAAATACTAGGAAGAACACGGAAATTATTAGGAAGAACCCGGAAATTACTAGGAAGAACACGGAAATTATTAGGAAGAACACGGGAGGGTTCGGGTTATATATAAAAATCTTGCGCGGGATTTCTTTAAAAAAATTCACATTTTAGTTGCCTCTCCCCTCTTTTCTTCATATATTTAGGTACAATCAAAAAATAATGTTATGAAACAGGTAAAAAACTTATTTCTCTTATTACTTTCTTTATTTATCTTTAGTTGTTCAACTCCTGAAGATGTAACTCCTATCTGTGCAACAGGGGATTGTAATGCAACTTTCTGGGTTGATACTCAAGGACATCCTGGTTCTTATCAAGATGCTCAAGGTGTATGGCATATTAAACATGCTGGATTGAATTACTTTACAGTAAAAGGACAGTTAACTCCTCTACACCCTTCAAGAGAAATTAATAATGTTCCTGATGTTATAACTTGTTTTGATTCTAATTTTTTCTACTTACCTGGAAATGTAGTATGGACTTATCCTGTTTATTCTTATTTAGGGCTTTGGACAAGTAATCAAATGAATACTCCTATACCTGTTGGAACTGCTACATATACATTTCCTCAGCTTTCAAACCAATCTACTATTATGAATTTAGCAGGGTATACGATTCAACCTCATACAGATTGGTACGGAAATCAATCAGTACTTCAAACCTACTTCAGTACTAAATCAAGATATACATATACTCCTCAGCAAAATATGGTATTTTTTCAAGATTTTATAGGACAATCAGCTACTATTTACATCAGTGTAAGCTTTTCAGATTTACCTAATCCGGTTATGAAAGAGTTAAAAGTTGTGTTTGAGCAGTAAGAGTTGCTTCTTAAAAAAAAAGTTCATAACTTGGCCTTATTATGATAATAAAATAAATAATAATAAAATAAATAATAATAAAATAAATAATAATAAAATAAGTATGAGAAATAAAAATTTATTTCAAGAGAAACTAGAACGCTTTGAAGCCGAAGTTAAAAAAATGGGGTACCATATACATAAGAATGAACAAGATATTGCCTATGCAAAAGTTGAAGAACTTTTAGAGAAAATAGGTGATATGCAAACATTACTAAATACAGAACATCAAGACTAATGAATCTTTCGGCAGAACAAATTCAAAAAAATTGGGATAAGCATCTAAAAATAGTAGATACTTTTATCACCGGAGATCGTAAAGAGAAATTAAAATCTCTTTATGAATCTTTAGCTGAAGAAATGATACTTGCTCCTGCTTCGGGTAAGCCTTCTTTCCATAATGCCTTCCCTGGAGGGTATATCGACCATGTCAATCGTGTTGTTCACTGTGCTTTAAAGATAAAACAACTATGGCAGGAAATGGGAGCTAATATTGATTTTACTGATGAAGAATTAGTATTTGCTGCTCTTAACCATGATTTAGGTAAAATAGGGTTCAAAGGAAAACCTAATTATTTACCTCAAACTGATGCCTGGAGAAAGGATAAATTAGGGGAAGAATATGTTAATAATAAGGATTTATCTTTTATGCTTATTCAAGACCGTTCTCTTTTTATTCTTCAGCAAAATGGTATAGCTATGAATGAAAAAGAATACTTAGCTATAAAATTACATGATGGATTATACGATGATGTTAATAAGCCGTACTACATCTCCTTTAATCCAGATTCTAAATTTAGAACAAATATAGTATACATTTTACACCAAGCAGATTTCCTAGCCTCTAAAATAGAGTATGATACATGGAAAGCTTCAGGAGGAACCTCTACACCAAAAGTAGAAAAAACAGTTTCTTCAACAGGTAAAAAAGTAAATGGATCTATAGGACTATTGAATACATTAAAAGAAATATAAAATGGTAACAATTATTATAATTCTATCTATTTTACTAGTTGTAAGTCTTTATGTGATTTGGAACTTAAATAAAAAGGTTATTAGACAGGAAGATATTATCGAATCACAAGTTGAATATCTTAGAAAGGTTTCGTATCTTATTGTAGAATCAAAATTATATGTAGAACAATTAGACGAGAAAGGTATTTTAAGGTCTGATGACGAAATCGGAACGTTTTTTAACTTTATGAAAGAAATTCAAGATACTATCAATGCCTTCCGTCTACCGGAAGATTATGGTAAAAGCACAAAATAGTAATAATTACTTTACACAAGAAACAGAGGATGCTATTGTTAGATACAATGCAACCTCTGACCCTGTTTTAAGAAATAGGATATTTACACGAGAGATTTATTACCCTCTTTATAAATTAACAGAGAATATTATTCATACGTTTAAATTCTACTACACTGATGTAAATGATATAGAGGATTTAAAATTAGAAGTAATCTCTATGCTAGTGGAAGAAAAACTTCATAGATTTGATCCTTCAGTAGGAGCAAAAGCTTATTCTTACTTTGGAACCATCATTAAAAGGTGGTTGATCAATTATAATAATAAGAACTATAAAAAACTTAAGCAGGTAGGTTCTTTTGAAGAGATGGAAGAATCTTATGAAGTAGATTTAGTAGATCAAGATGCACGGTTAATTTCTCTAGCAAAAGTTGTAGATATTTTTGTTGAGATGAGCTATGAAAATCTTGAGGAAATATTTCCAAAACAGCAAGAACAGGAAGTAGCAGATGCTATACTTACCTTATTTAAAACCCGTTACGATTTAGAAATTTTCAAAAAGAAAGCCCTTTATATCTATATTAGGGAAATGACAGATTGTGAAACACCTATTCTAACAAAAGTTATTAATAGGTTAAAAGAGGAGTTTTATAATATCTTAACAAAACATCAAGACGCAGGATATACTATAGAATAAATATACTCCAGATATTTATAAAATAAACAGACTATGGCATTAGATACTACAATTTTTGGCAAAAAGACAGTTTCAGATGTATTAAAAGAGATTTATGATAACTCTAGAAATAAAGAGAAACAGATCAATGCTCTTATTGGAGAATTAAAACCTCTTGTAGAAAATATAGGGGATGCAGCTCTTGTTGTTCCTATGATTAAAGAATATTTAGAAGTAGGAGTTAAGAATGATGAGCATTTAATAAAAATGCTTGCAATAGTTCAAAGAATGGAAGGTGGAGGAAAAGGAGGAGACTCAGACTTCTTCAATCCAGAAGAGCTTGCTAAATTAATGGAACAAAGCGAAGAGATAGGAAAAACTTTAAATAAAGAGCAAGAGTAATGGCAGGTAGTTATTTTCTCGGTAATACTATAAGTAGCGTAGCAGGAGGAAATACGAATGCACCTTCAAATAAACCTACTACAGTCTACGGAAGAGTTCTCGACATAGTATTAGACAACAGTAAAATACTATACGATGCTCAAGGGAGTAAATTACCTATAGGTGCTATTATATACCAGGATGTAAACACCCCTGTCAATTCAAGAGAAGCTATTACATCAGCTCTACCATCTACAAACAGTATAAAACAGTTTCCACTTGTTAATGAGATAGTAGTCATAGAAACAGGACCTGCTCCAGATTTTCAAGAGAGTACAAGCCAGGTACTAAATTACTATTCTTCAATTATGAATATCTGGGGTTCTCCACATCATAACGCTCTACCAACACAGGAAGTAGATTTTGAATTTCCGATAGGACAGGGTATCCCGGAATTAAAAGATATAAATCCTCTATTTCCTTTTCCAGGAGATGTGTTGATAGAAGGTAGACAAGGCCAGTCGGTTAGAATAGGGGGATATTCCACAAAAGAAAATATACTTACAGGTAATAATAATAACGGACAACCTTTTATACTTATAAGTAATGGACAAGTTAAAACAACTAACGGAATAGATTATATTGTAGAAAATATAAATGAAGATTTTAATTCCCTATATTTTTTATCAAACCATAAAATACCTTTAGTATCAGCAAATACTAAGAGAAAGTCTTATAACATAGTTCCAAAAACATCCGACCAGTATCAAGGAAACCAAGTAGTAGTAAATGGAGGTAGGCTTTATCTAAATGCAAAAGAAGAAAGTGCTTTTATTTCTGCAAAAGAATCCATAGGGTTGAATGCAAATACTCTGAATTTTGATGCTACCGATTATTTCTGTGTAGATGCAAAGAAGATTCTATTAGGAGAGAGAGCAAGAACAGCACCAGCAAGTGTTCAACAGCCAGTAGTATTAGGAAAACAGTTAGAGAATTGGCTAAGTACTTTACTAGACACTTTATCATCTGTAGCAGATGCAATGTCTACAGCTTCAGCTGTTGGAGCAGGGCCGATTACTCAATTAAACGCAACAGGACCTTCTTTAAAAGCAACAGTACAGTCGTTAAGATCACAGTTTAAGGTATTTCAATCTAAAAAAGTATTTACAGAGTAATGGCAATCATACCTCAAATATCTGGAGTCATCGCAAGACAGGTTGGATCTATTCAAGGAAAAGTATCCGCCCAAGTGCAAGGGAGGGTGTTAGATATTCTTAGTAAATTTACAAACCAATGTCCAACAGGACCAGAAATTCAAAAAATAATCACTCAGAGAAATAACCTACTGAATACTATAAATTCTTTTGAAAGTAGGATAAATGCACTAAGATCAACAGCAGACAGATTTAACGGAGTAATAAGTACTATACGGAAAGCAATACAGGTGATAAAGAGTATACCTCTTCCTACAGCAATCATACCTCCTATGTCGGGAGGACTAGGTATTCCAATTAATGTACTGACAAAATATAGTGATGCATTAATTCGATTAAATAAATTCTTAGACGCTTTAGAAGCAGATAGAGAAGGTATATTAGGTATTATAAACTCTGCATCAAATACCTTAGCGACTCTAAAACAGAGGTTAAACGCAATTGATCTAGCAATTCAAGAATGCAGTAAGAATTCTCCAGATCTTGCAAATATTTTAGCAGAAGCACAGCCGAAAGAGAATACAGGATCAGAAGGAATACCTAATGGAAATTATGAATATAGGGGATATAGATTAGAAATTATACAAGATCCAAACTCTCCAGAAATAGCTCCTAGGAGATATGCAATTGCAAAAGATAGGAGAGGTGTAGTAGTATTAAAAGGACAGCCATCTTTTAGTTCATCAACAGATATTTTATTAGATGAGATTAAATTTAGACTAGATAATCAATTAGCATAACATAACTATTTATTAATATGAAGTTAGATGTTTTTAAAAAATTAATAAAAGAAGCAGTAAGAGAGGTTGTTCGAGAGGAACTTCCTACTCTTCTTTCTGAGAACTTTAATCAAGTAAAACCAGCGGTACCAGCTGTGCAACATGTTACGAAGTATGAAGAATTTAACCCTACTGTTGCAAAACCTGTAAAAACAGGAGATCCAATTATGGATATCTTAAATGAGACAAGAGCTTCAATGACTCAAGAAACATATAAGGATTTAATGAGCGCAACTTCTGATATGGTTCAAGCACCGGGATTAGGAATAAACCAGGTAGGAAACTTTTCAGCAGCTCCAGCTCCAGGAATAGACTTAAGTACTTTAAGCTTTGCAAAAAATGCAGGAGCAATATTTAAAGCGTCAATAGAAAAAGATAAAGCAAGATTCGGAGGATAATGGCATTTCAAGTACAACAAATAAACCCTTTAGATCTTCAACCAAGTGTAGGAGTAGGAGTAGGATTACCTTTCTCATCAGACCAGGTATTTACAACAACATATACAACAAGGGATGCAATAAAAGCAAACCTTATAAACTATTTCTTAACAGAACAGGGAGAGAGATTTCTTAACCCAGAATTAGGAGCAGGAATAAGACAGTATATTTTTGAACAAAACACAGAAGATACCTCAGAAAGCATAAAAGAAGTGGTACGAGCAGGAATTGCTAGATGGTTTCCTAACATAGTAGTTAATAAAATAATTGCACAACCATCTCAAGATATGAACACATTTACGTTATACTTAAATTATAGTATAGATATGACAAATGTACAGGATGAATTGTTAATAAATTTTGAACAATAATGGCCCAAGATAGAGAGATAAAGTATACAGGGAGAGATTTTACAGATCTAAGATCTGAACTAATTGAGTACGCAAAGAACTACTTTCCAAGCACTTATAACGACTTTACACCTACCTCACCAGGTATGATGTTTATAGAAATGGCAGCATATGTAGGAGATGTTTTATCTTTCTATCAAGATATGCAACTACAGGAGACATATTTACAGTACGCTAAAGACCCTGTAAACTTGTTTAATCTTGCGTATATGATGGGATACCGTCCTAGAGTAACTACAGCAGCAGAAGCTACTATAGAAGTATCTCAACTAGTTGGAGCAGTAGCAAATCAACCAAACTGGTCGGAAGCTTTGCAGATAGGAGCAGGAATACAACTAAGCTCAACAACCTTAGGACAGACAAAATTTTACATAAATACTCCAATTGACTTTACTTTTTCAAGTTCATACGACCCTACGGGTGTTACTGTTGAATCTATAAGTGGAACATCTCCAAGTCAGTTTAGGTTAACTAAGACAAGGAAGGCATACTCTGGAGAAGTAAAGACAATTACACAGCAAATTACAGCTGCGGAAAAATTTAAAACAGTAATTATTAATGATGCAAACATAATAGGAATTTTATCTATTACAGATAGTAATAACAATACATGGTATGAAGTGCCGTTTCTAGGGCAGGATACGGTTTTTGTAGATGACAGTAATACTTCATCAGATAGCAATGTAGTGCCATATAACCTAGTGTTGCAGAAAGTTCCTAGAAGATTTACTACAAGATTTACTTCTACAGGACAGCTACAAATACAATTTGGAGCAGGGATAACAGGACAAAGTGATGAAGTTCTTACACCAGATCCTACTAATGTAGGCTTAGGAACATCTCAAGGAATTTCCAGAATTACTTATGCATATGATCCAAGCAATTTCCTATACACTCAGACCTATGGATTAGCTCCTTCTAACACCACTTTAACAATTACTTATTTAGTAGGGGGTGGAGTATCTGCTAACGTACCTGCAAATACAATAACAAATGTAATAACCAATATAGTAGATCCGACAAATTCACTAACGTTTAATAATCCTGAAGCAGCAACAGGAGGAAAAGATGGAGATACCGTAGAAGAATTAAGGCAAAATTCATTAAGAGCATTTAATGAACAAGGAAGAGCAGTAACACTTCAAGATTACACCGTACGTGCTTTATCACTACCTTCTAAGTATGGATCAATAGGGAAAGTATATGTAACTCAAGACCAATTAACAAACCCTAACTCAGCAACGGATAGTATTATAGATAATAACCCTCTTTCTCTAACTTTATATACTCTAGCGTACGATATTAATAGTAATTTGGTACAAACATCTCCTTCGTTAAAAACTAATTTAGAAAAATATTTAGCAGAGTATATGTCGCTAACAGATGCAATTAATATAAAAGATGCTTTTGTTATAAACATAGGAATACAGTATGACATAATAGTAAAACCTAACTTCTTAGGTAGAGACGTACTGCTTCAATGTAACATACTTTTACAGGACTATTTTAATATAAAGAATTGGAATATAAACCAACCGATAAATATATCAAATATTTATACGTTACTAGATCAAGTAAAAGGAGTGCAGACAGTTCAAAAAATTGAAATAACAAACCTGTCAGGAGGAGAATATTCTCAGTATGCATATGATATAAAAGGAGCTACTAGAAACAACGTGGTATATCCTTCCTACGATCCTATGATTTTTGAGATAAAATTTCCAACAACAGATATTAAAGGAAGAATAACAACATTATAAGATGGCAGTATATAGAATATTTCCCGAAAAAGATGCATTTATTTTTAGTGAAGCTTTTTCATCTAATGCAGGATTAGACGAAATAGTTGAAATAGGAGGGTACTCCGATATTACAGGAACAGGAGAAGCAAGCCGTATTCTTATACAGTTTAGTTCTACTGAGATTGCCGATGTTGTCAATAGTAAAATAGGAAGCAATAATTACAGTGCATCGTTAGGATTATATCTTGCAGATGCTTATGAGATTCCTGTAAACACAACAATCTATACCTATCCAATATATTCCTCTGCAGCAGGAGGATGGGATAACGGTACAGGTAAGTATGGAGATATTCCTGTAAATACCTCAGGAGTTTCCTGGACTTATCAAAAATCAGGGTTAGGAACACCTTGGCTAACATCCCTATATCCAGGAGGAGTGACAGCATCTTTTACAGAAACAAAACAAGGAGGAGGAAACTGGTATACAGCTTCAGGAGCAACAAACCTTGAATTCACCCAGTCAAATCCTATGAATTCTACATACGATATTAACATAGATGTAACACCGGCTGTAAAGCTTTGGAAAGCAGGAACAATCGGTAATAACGGGTTTATATTAAAACTATCAGATAATTTAGAGTTTAATACAACTTCCTCCATAAGGTTAAAATACTTCAGTGCAGACACTAATACAATCTATCCTCCTTATTTAGATTTTAAATGGGATGATAGTTCCTACAGTACAGGAAGTCTTTCTGTTCTTTCAAACAATATATCAATTATTAATATCACAAATAATATAGGAAAGTATTCAAACGTAGGAAAGCAAAGATTCAGGATTTCTGCAAAACCAAAGTACCCAATTAGAACATTTACAACTTCTTCAGTATATTTAACAAACTACGCTCTTCCTTCAGAATCATACTGGGGAATTAGAGATGAAAATACAGAAGAAATGGTTATAGATTTTGATATTAAATTTACAAAAGTAAGCTGTGATAGTCAAGGGGGTTATTTTGACGTATATATGGATGGCTTGCAACCGGAGAGATATTATCGTATATTAATTCAAACAACTCTTGACGGAAGTACAACAGTAATTGATAATCAGAATATTTTTAAAGTTGTAAGAAATGGCTAATAATGTACAAATACAGAAAACAGTCTACAATAGTACAGAGTTCGGTAAAGTAGTTGATAGATCTTTTTCTACCTTTACACAACCGGTACCGGAAGAAGATACAGATACAGTAGAGGAATTCTTCAGACTTTATGAGAAACTATACTACGTAATTACACCGACAGGAGAAACAGATTCACATGAATACTTAATTAGAAAGAGTTCTGAATTAGTAGATTTTCAGAAAAACACAGAAGATATTCAACCTCTTTTAGATGAGATTGCACAGTTAAGAGAACAATTGTTACAAGCAAATCAGCAGATTTTAGACTTAGAAACAGCTAACCAATAATGGCAAACATTACATACAATATTATTCAAGATACTCCAGAAGTTATAAACACTGTAGAAACATTCTCTGAACAAGATAATATATTAGTAAAGTCTTTTCAGATTAATCAGCTATTTGATAGCACAAAAAATACTGTTGAGTTACATATTTACAATCTTGCAGGAGAGTTGCAACAAAGCGTTTATAATTATACCAACTATAAAGAATTGGGAAATGCTCAATCCGCAGGAAAATCAGGTGCTTCTATACTTACAGTTGACATAGTTAGTGATATTGAACTGTATGAATATGATGCAGGAGATATAAAGCTATTTTACAACTTCTTAAATAATTTATTTTCAGAAGATAAAACATCTCCGGAATTTTTTATTGATTCAATATCTCCGGATAGGACAGAGGTAAAATTAAATACATTTGAAAGAACACCGGAAGAGTTAACTAAGTATGTAAATATAATAAAAAACAGATTACAAAATCAGTCCTATTTTAATGAATTTAGGTTAAATTTTGGACTTAATGTATTATTAATAGGTATAAATATAGATCTTCTTCTAGAAAATAACTCTACCTACGTAGTAGTAAAGTTATATGAACCTTTACCAGAAGATATTGAAGAACGAACTTCTTTAACAGTTGTAGAATTAGTAAGTGATAGCGTAGTCTTCGAAATTCAAAGTAGTATAGAGGTAGAGACAGAATCGACTACTTTATTAAGAGCTCCAAATTTTGATTTAGATATTACAGACGAAAGTATAATACCTACTGAGTATTACAATTATAATAATTTATTTAGCTTACCTATATCCAACACTACTAATGAATTGTACTCTATGGTAAGTAGTAAAGGAGTACAGTTAAGTATAGACCATACTGATTACAGTAATTTTATACATTTCTCATCTGCTCAAGAAAGGTTGTTAAATTTTAAGTATAAATTAGATTTAATACAATCTTATACAAATGAAATAATTGCAATTGATACAATAACATCCCCTTCTTTAGGAACAACAGGAAGTATAAACTATTATCAATCTTTAATAAAAGGTATTGTAAGTAATTTTGATCATTATGAAAACTTTCTATATTACGAATCAGGAAGTTATAGTTGGCCTAAAACAAACAACATAAAACCTTTTATTAACGATACAACATCTAATACAGGTTCCTGGTTTACATCACAGTTAACTGCAGCCGCTACCTTCGATGCTACTAACACGAATATACTTACAAATAGTATACCCTCTTACTTAAGAGACGATTCTTCTAATGTAAGTTACATGACTTTTATTCATATGATCGGACAACACTTCGATAATATGTGGATATATGCAAAAGGAGTATCAGATAAGTATAATGCCGATAATAGGTTAAATTTTGGAATATCTAAAGACTTAGTAGCAGAAGTATTAAAAAATTTCGGAGTAAAACTATACACTTCAAATAACTCAATAGAAGATTTATTTTCTTCACTTATAGGACAAGCTTATCAATCAGGAAGCGAGGGAATAAATACCTACGTAACCGGATCTGTAACAGGTTCGAATACTTCTATACAGCCATCTTCGTTAGACAATTACCAGAGAGAGGTTTATAAAAGAATATACCATAATCTACCTTTACTTTTAAAATCAAAAGGGACTGAAAGAGGATTAAGAGCATTAATAAACTGCTTCGGAATACCTTCAGATATCCTTAACATAAAATTATATGGAGGACGAAATACAGATGAAAGGCCATTTTACGGGGACTATAGATATTATACAAGTTCTCTAGATAAGGTAAGATTAGATAATACAGGAAGCATTATAATAGGAAATACTCTCTCCCAATATACATCCACTATTAAGAGAGATAGTAAGTACACAGATGATTTACACCCAGTCGAAGTAGGGTTTTCACCAACAGACAATGTAGATAAGTATATTATTTCAAGATCTTTAGCAACAGCATCTTTAGCTTCTTTTAATATTGACGATTATTTAGGAGATCCTAGAAACCTTTACTCAGACAAATACTACTCCTTTTCTCCTTCAGGAGATATACTAGGAAACTTGCAAGAAGTATTACAAGAGATTATGAGTGAAGCAGATGCGTACAATGTACAGGATTTTGTAAGACTAATTAAATTCTTTGATAACACTATTTTTAAAATGGTGAAGGATTTTATTCCTGCAAGATCTGTAGCAGATACAGGGATAATCATAAAACCGCACCTACTTCAAAGAAATAAAACTAAATCAGTAGAAACAACAGGAGAACAGCCTATATACTCAGGTTCAATAAACACCGCATTTATTTCAGGGAATGATGGAAGTAGTTTTGGAGGAAAAGACGACTATCGTGTAGCATATGCTGAATTAGTTCAAACTCCACTAGGGTTGGTATGGAATAATCAACACTCACAGGGAGAAGCAGGATACGACGGAGAATTTAAAGGAACAGAAATACAAGTATCTTCGCAGGAAATAAATCAAGATAATATTTATAAACTTGATAACCCGGTAGCACAAACTAAGAATATAACATTGATACAAGACTTCCCGGTTACAATTTGTGTAATAAGCCCAAGTTATACACCTATAAGTATTACATCACATTCTCCTAGGAATATCGCATTAGATTTTACAACACTAGGAATATCGGGAGTAACCTTTACAACAGGGTCAACAGATATAACACCACAGGCGACAGCTTTTACTTTCCCTAATGTAAACTATAGGCAACACATAATAACAGCGTCTAATAACTCCCTTGTAGGATGTTCAGGATCTATTACATACACAACAGCTTACTGTGATATATCATCTACAGGTTTAGCACCTTCTTCTATACTTTCAGGATCAAGTACTGTTCATAACTTGACAACATGGTTTAGTACAGGGTCAAATATAGATACGTCATTTACAGCATCATGGGGAAGTACAGTAGTAGGAATTCCCAACTCAGGTAGCTACGTCTTTACACAGCCAACAGGATCTGTCACTATTACTAGGAAAGATAACATTATAACAGGATGTTCTCAAAGCATATCTATCAACATACTGCAAGCACCGTATGCCTGTCAATATCTGGAAAGTATATTTTATGCAAAAACTTCACCTAGTTTTGTCCAGTACTCGTACATACCATGTAATAACGGAGCAGGAGGAGAAAGAGTATCGGTAGAGGAGGAAATAGATACAAATGAGGGAACAACACCTGTGTTACTTCCAGTGGACCTATGTATAGTATCAGGAAGTTTAATAAAAACGACACCAGGAGCAGAACATTACAATACCTCGTCAGTTTGTATAATTTAACAGCACTAAGTACATTATGACATTACAAGAATTTAAATACCTACTACAGCCAGGAAATTTACTAGACTCTCCAGAAAGGGAAATTAATATCTGCTACACAGGATCCAAAGTACAGTCAATTGCTATTAGAATAGAAAATAATAACCTATTACAATTGCAACAAGCTACAGCAGTTGCAATAAAATTACCTCAAGCAGGAAGTACTTTAAATATATCACTAGAAAGTTCACAACTACCTATTAGAACAGTTGACAGAGACAGAGTAGGAAACTATTATATATATTCAATCTTAGAAGAAGATCAACAACCGGAGATGTCCACAATACCGGTTCCGGTAGGAATTCTTCCATCAGAGGATTATTCAGGAAGTGTTATAATACTCCCTTCACAGGAACAAGTGAATTTTACAGTAAGTGATTACGAAGTACTGAAGAATAATAGTCTTCTAAATAGAGTTTCAACATACATACAGCAATGTGATAGAACACAGTTATCAGGAAGTAGTATAAACCCGGTAAACCTTCCAAGCATACTAGTAGATAATGCTATTCCAGCAAATATACAAGATAGTAACTACTCAGACACAGGATGGATATCTGCAAGATATTTAGGAAGTAAAACAAATAGTAGCAACTACGGAGGAGTTGATCCTGCAATAACAGGAGGAACCTTTAATGGGGCTTTCTTTCCACAGACATATACAGAAGCTCAGATTAGGGCTTTGGCATCGACTGATATAAAGTATGTAGAGTATTTTTATACTGGAAAATTAGATGCACCTACATGTACAATACTGCCAATAAATAACCCTTTTGCATGGAATCCTTATAATATCAGTGAAGCTGCAACAACCTTTAAAATAAGTATTTTCGATAACTCAGTAAATCTTCAACCAGGGGATTTAATAACAATGCAAAATGGGACATTTAATATAGATACGACAGAGGTGTGTAAAGTTTTAGCAGTCAGATCTCTAAACATAGGAAATACATTACTAGAAGTAGATGTAATAAGAGGATTCGGAGGATCACAGAAGTATAGCTATTCAGGAAGTATATCATTCGGATCCTCAGAAGCAGAAATATACCAAATACCAGCAACTCAAATTTACACGTTAGAAGTAAATAAAATACAAGGTATACTAGCAGGTAAGTTATTAATTAGAGACTCTCAAGAATTATTATACATAAACTCAGCAGCATACGCTATATCGGGAAGTAAACAGTAGTATAGTATTTTCTTAAAAATAAAATACATATATTTATTAATAAAAAAACATATTCAAATGGGATATTTAAGTAACTCAGTCGTAACAGTAGATGCGATTTTAACAAAAAAAGGAAGAGAACTTCTTGCAAAAGGAGATGGATCTTTTAAAATTACACAATTTGCAGTAGCAGACGATGAGATAGATTATACGTTGTATAATCCAAATCACCCATCAGGATCTGCATACTACGGGGAAGCAATAGAAGCTATGCCCTTATTAGAAGCATTTCCTGATGAAAATCAGATTATGAAATATAAACTAGCAACCCTACCAAGAGGTACAGCTAGGCTACCTATACTAGACCTAGGATTCTCAGCAATCAGATTAAAACAGGGAGCATCTCTCGCTATCACACCACAGACGTTAAATTATTTAGGATCATCGCAAACATTTGAATCTGCAGGATATGTTGTAACAATTGCAGATGCAAGAGTATTAAGTACCTTTAACGGAGTAGGGATAAATACACCAGAAGCGGTAGCATTAAATTCTACAACTACTTTAGGAACGAATGTTTCGAAGACAGTAATAGGAACTTCAATTAACCTAACAGCTACAACAGTAAATACGTTATTTGGAGATAACACACAACTACAAACAACATTAACAGTAGTAGGAAGAGATTCAGGAGCTAGAATAACAATACCTGTAACAATTATAAAAGTAACAACGTAATATAGATAAATATGTCATTTAAAAGATTTGACCCAGAAGATATAACAATAAGTGCCGAATCAGTAGTAGCACCTGCCTGGACTAACCAGCAAAGCACTCTGACATCTTTCTACACAGGATCACAGGTAAACCTAACATCAGGCCAGTACTACTATAATATCTACCAGACTGCATCAAATGCAACAGGTGCAGAAGTACAGTTCTCGATAGCTTATGGAAATATAAATGGAAGTGGATCAGCTTTTATAACACAGGGAGTTATAGGAAAATCTCCTTCAGCAATAACATATGGACAATATAGAACACTTGTTAACGGAGATGAGAATACAGATTTTGTTTTTGGAAACATAACACCTGATTCAATTTATATAATAGCAGTTGATAGAGCTAGGTTTAAAGAAAAACTTCTCCCTGGAAGCTTTAACATCACGCTTACATCAGGAAGTAACACATTAAAACTTACCGATAATAGTGCAACAAGTGCAACAGTTTCATATACAGATGCAGGAAGAGTTTATGATATTGTAAGTGGATCAAACGGAGTAACTTACTCTGGAACAGGATTTCACCCTACATCAGGATCCTACGGTAAATTTCTACCAGACGTAGGACTTTTAATTTTCAATGCAGCAGCATTAAAAGATAACTCAGTGTATGGAGTAAACTTAAAGGTAAGTGAAAGTTATAACGCAGAAGGAAATAACCTAACATCTTTTTATAATGCAATTAATACAGGAGGAAACTTTACACTTCGCTCAGAAGAAACTGTAACATCTAACTACGTGTTTGTTAGAGTACGAAACGGAGAATTAAACTACTCTACTAATCCTTCTAATATAACAGGATCAGGTGACTTACTGTGGAACATAATGGTAAACAGTCCACAAGCCTATATGACAACAGTAGGTTTGTATAACGATAATAACGACCTTTTAGCAGTTGCAAAACTTTCAAAACCGTTATTAAAAGATTTTACAAAAGAAGCATTACTTAGAATTAAGTTAGACTATTAATGAATGAGTGCTTACAAAAAACTAAATAAGCAAGATGCATTTATCACTACCTATGTTGCTCACAAAGCATATAAAATTCCTAGTAGCAGTTTTAGTGAGCAGGGTATAGAGGTATTTCAAAGTACAGGGTATTATAGTGCGAGTTTAAAACAACTATACTACCCTGATAAAATAGGAGATAGTATATTGCAAAACAGGTACGAGTATTACTCGCAGACGACATTAAGTTTTCCTCAAGCTAGAACATACTCTCCAGACTCTAAAATAGTTTCTATACCGAAAAAATTATACGGAACTAATATACATACAGATCAGACTTTTAAACTACAGGTAGAAACTCCGGTGTATGTAGAACAGGGGTATTGGCAACAAGGGTATAACTACCTAACAGGGTCCTCCTATGACATATTTGATGACGGTGAGGGGAATTTGTATGTAAATATAGGAGAGCAGAAAGAGTATGTAGGAGATATAATATACTCTCATGGAATTGCAATAATAACACACCCTACATGGCATACGCAGCCTGTACAACAAATCGAGTTTAAATCAAGCCACCAGATATTTACACACAACTATCACTGTAAGTTGAGAGAGTTTGAAAATAACTACACATATAATCCATCAGCAATTCTAAACATAGAAAAGACAGTCTACGATAATGAAGGAACTATTTACTCTACCACAGCAAGTATAAACAGTGGTGAGTTACGAAGTACGTTAACAGGAAGTTCTTTTACCCCATACATAACAACAGTGGGATTGTATAATGATGCAAATGAATTAATAGCAGTAGGAAAACTTAGTACTCCGTTACCGAAATCTAATAAAACAGAAACAACATTAATTGTTAAAATCGATATATAATAATTATGGCAATAACATTAAGAACCATAACAGGTTCGGAACTAACATTTGAACAAGTAGATACAAACTTTGCATCACTATTATATTCAGGATCAGTGACAGGAAGTAATATACACCTTCACTATACAAGCAGCATATACTCACCGAGTACACTGGTACTGCCAATCAAAAGCTCTTCTTATGCAGAGACATCATCAATAACACAAGCAGTAACAGGATCAACAGGGTATATAGCAGTATTTTCAAGCAGTAAAGTAGTGACAGATTCTGTTATAACTCAAGTAGACGGAAGGGTAGGGATTGGTGCAACTACGCCGCAAACTTGTGCCGCTCTTGAAATAAAATCAGGAGGAAAAGGAGGAGTACTTTTACCAAACGTTACTGATACGCAAATGTTTAATATAGATTCTCCAACAGCAGGACTTTTAGTATACAACGTAGATAAAAGTAAGATGTGTATATATACCGACAGATGGGAAGTAGTTCCCTCTGAAGCAATTTAAAACTAAATGAAAAATGTGGTTATACAAAAATAAAGAAGTAAAAGAATTATCAGATATGCCCGAAGACATTTTCGGGTTTATCTACGAAGTAACACATCTACCAACAGGTAGAAAATATTTAGGAAAGAAACAACTTATTTCTGTTACAAAAAAAGCTTTAGGGAAAAAAGAATTAGCCCTTCTTACAGATAAAAGAGCAAGTAAGAAGAAAGTAGTGAAGAAAGAATCTGATTGGAAAACCTACTATGGATCACATTCAGAAATAAAAAATCTAATAAAAGAAGGAAAACAGTCTGAATTCTCCAGAGAAATTCTTATCTTTACACCAAACAAGAAGCTTCACACTTATTATGAAAATAAGTTCCTATTTATAAAAGGAGTAATAGAACCAGATTCTAACTATATGAATGATAATATAGAAGGAAGATATTTTAGAAAAGATTTCTTATGATAAGATTACAGGAAATAGTAGGGCTACCGACCCTGCAATACCATTTAGATAATAAGCTGACATTATCTGAATGTGTCTACCGTTATTCTTCTGATTCGTTTATACAATTGTTTGCTGAAGCAAGACAAGCTCTAAGAGACGGTAAAATAACTCTTAATGAGCAGGATATGCTCCTTATAGAAACAACAGATATTGGTGAATATGGAGAATATGAAGGACAAAAAGTACCTTTAGACCTACCAATGGTTGATGAAGAAGAGCAACAAGAGGAATGGCCTACTCAGATAAAGGGTAACGATGATATTATTTGGCTAAAAACCAAGGTATTCAGTAATGGAGTTGTAAATTATACTCCATATTATAAAGGATATAATATTGATTATGGAGGGCATAATTTTAAGACCTTAGAAAATCTACAAAAATACATAGATGCTTATGTTTTATCAAATGTTCTATATTCAAAATACAAATACGAGCCTGCAAAACCTCTACCTTTAGATGAAGCAGAATATAAAAGTAAAGATGTTCCTTTAAATAAACCAAAAAGAGGAGGATCTAAAAAATTCTACGTATACACTAAAAATAAAGAAGGAAATGTAGTAAAAGTATCTTTTGGAGGCACAACAGGATTGAATGTTAAGATAGATAAGCCAGGAGCAAGAGCTTCTTTTGCTGCTCGTCATCAATGTGATAAGAAAAAAGATAAAACAAAACCAGGATACTGGGCTTGTAATATCGGAAGATATTGGAAATCACTAGGAGGATCAAGAAATTTTAGCGGGTATTGGTAATATGAGACCTTACAAACAGTTACAGACACAAGAATACATTTATAGAAAATTTACTCAAGACATTCCAGAGGAAGAACTGGTATGGCATAGGGATCAAAAGGATAGAGAGGTAGAAATTCTAGAACCAACAGATTGGATGTTTCAATTTGATAATGAATTACCTCAGCCACTACAGGGGAAGGTATTCATACCGAAAGAAACATATCATAGATTGATAAAAGGAACAGGGTATTTGAATATAAGAATAAAGGAATTCTAATGGTACAGAAAATAACTATAGGAATAGTACTACTAAGTGTCTTTATAATTGTATTAGATACCCTACTATTTATTATTAAAAATAAACAAAAATAAGATGAAAAAATCCCAATTAAAAAGTTTAATAAAAGAGATACTAGCACAACATCCAGTCCATAAGAGTATCAACGACAAGCTACTTAAAATAGGGAAACAGGGAGTAGAAGCGGAAAAAAGAGAGAATTATAGAGATAAGGAGCAAAAAAAAGAAGTTAAAGAAAATGTATTTACATCAAAGACGAATATATGGTCAAAGAGTCCGATACAAGACCTACTAAACGCTAACATATATCCAGACGGTACAATAGGATTACAGGTATATGTACCGAAACAGACAAGACCAGTCTTACAAAGTAAAGCTGTTCCAAAACAATATTTTACAGAGGAATATGTAAAACAACAGGTATTGACGGTCTATACACAATTAACAGAGAAGTTTGAACAAGGAATTGCTGATTTTGTAAAATCGGTACAGAACCTAGATGCTTAGTATACTACATATAATAAAAGAAGTTATTTCTCCTTCCCAAGAATATATGGAAAGGGTAAATGACATTATCGACCAAGGAGGAGAATTCTTAGGATCAGGAGATTATGGTTCAGTTTATTTGGTAGGAGATGTTGTTAAAAAAATAACTTCTGATGAGGTAGAAATCGAACATGCTGAAATACTAAAAGGTAAAAAGACAAAATACTTTGTTCCTATTATAGATGTAGAGGTTGTTAATCCAAAACTGGCAATTATAACAATGCCAAATATGGAACCTTTTACAGGAGAAATTCCCGAAGAATTTATAGAACAATTAGAACAAGAAGCACAACAGTTAGGAATCGATCCTGAAGAACTTGACATAAGGCCTGACAATTTTATGAAAGATCAATCGGGGAAGCTGAAAATGACAGACGTATAAAGTTGCTTAATTGCAACTTTTTTTATATATTGTAGTTATTAATTGTTTTGTAATGGTAGAAAATCTGATTATATTAGGATATTTAGAGAATATTTTAGGAAAATCTCATAAAAGAGCTAGGGAGAATTACGCATTTACTTGTCCAAAATGTAATCATAGAAAACCTAAATTAGAAATAAATTTACATACTAATGAAAAAGGAGAAAATCCTTTTGAATGCTGGGTATGTGGATTTAAAGGAAGAACTATAAAGTCATTACTAAAACAACTTAGCGTACCTGCCGAACAAGCTATAGAGGTATTAAAGTATGTACGTAAAGGAGAAGAAACAGGGTATGTTACAGCAAAAACAGTAGAGTTACCAAAAGAATATCAGCCTCTTTATAACGCTTCTTCTGTTTCTGTTATAGCAAATAAAGTTAAAAAATATTTGTATGAGAGGGGACTTACCGACTATGATTTTATTAAATATAATATTGGATACACAACAAGTGGAGAGTATGGAGGAAGAGTCATTATCCCAAGTTATTCTGAATCCAATAGCCTCAACTATTTTATTGGTAGAACTTACGAAGGAAGCTATTTCAAATATAAGAACCCGGAGACTTCCAAAGACATAATATTTTTTGAAAATCTTATAAATTGGAGCCAGCCAATAATACTCTGTGAAGGTGTTTTTGATGCAATGGCTATTAAAAGAAATGCAATTCCAATCCTAGGAAAAGGATTATCAAAAACATTACTAAAGAAAATACTCTCCAGCGATCTCGAGGATATCTATATTGCTTTAGATAAAGACGCTTTCAAAAAAGCATTACAATACACAGAACAATTTTTAAATATGGGTAAAAGAGTATATCTGATTGATATGCAAGACAAAGATCCGAGTGAAATGGGCTTTGAGAAATTTACCCAACATGTACAACAAGCTGAAGAAATGGACCTAGGAAAGCTTCTTCGCTACAAACTATCATAATTAACTCAAATTGTTTTTATAAATAGTTGCTATTTATATTAAACGATTAACTTATGGTAGGTATATATAAAATAGTAAATCCAAAAGGAAGAGTGTATATAGGACAGTCAAAGGATATTACTGCTCGTTGGAAGGATTATGAAAAACTGAGATGTAAAGGACAAAGGAAATTATACTATTCTTTTAGCAAGTATGGAGTAAGTAATCACATATTTAGTATACAGGAAGAATGTACACTAGAAGTATTGAATGAGAGAGAGAGGTATTGGCAAGAATATTATAACGTACTAGAGGGAGGTTTAAATTTAGAAATAAATAAAACAATAGGTTCTACACGAATACTATCACAGGAAACCAGGCAGAGAATGTCAGATGCCCAAAAAGGAAAAACACTATCAGACATTACTAAGGAAAAGATAAGTGCAAGTAATTTAGCTAGACAATACAAGCATACAGATTTAGCAAAAGAGGCAATCTCTGCTGCACTGAAAAATAGAGTAAGAAAAAAAGAAACAACCGATAAGATAGTAAGTAAAACTAGAGGACAGAAGCGTACTGAGGATATGAGACAGAGAATGTCTCAAGCAAAGATAGGAGTTAAGGACAGTGCACAAACTAAGCTAAACAAGTCACAAGCTGCTAAATTAAAGAAGAATGCAGGTAATCCTCATTCATGTAAAAGTATAGGGCAATATAGTGAGGAGGGAGGTTTAATACAGACTTGGAAAAGCATCTCAGAAGCAGCGAGAGAGTATAATACCTCTGTTGCAAATATATCCGCAGCAATAAAAACAAATAGACTAAGAGTAGGGTACTTTTGGAAAATATTAAATAGATAAAAAATATGTTACAAAAAGGAAGTAATATTTTAACAGAGCATAAGAAAAACCATTTACATTTTGATGGAATATTGAAGCAGGTGAATTTCCTTGATAGACGAGTTTACCAAAGAGCAGAAGGAGTATTTTATCCGTCTGTAACAACAATTCTACAATATATGCCAAAGGCCAAGTTCTTCGAGACTTGGATAAAAGACGTAGGTCATAATGCAGATATCATTATGAGAAAAGCAGGGGATGAAGGAACTCAAACCCACAATGCAATCGAGGATTTGTTATTAGGAAACGAAGTAACATGGATGGATGATTTCGGTAATGCCCGATACAATGAAACAGTGTGGGGAATGATTGTTAAATTCAAACAATTCTGGGATATGGCAAAACCAGAATTAATCTCAACAGAAGAATTTACATTCTCAGATACACATAAATATGCAGGAACAGCTGATTTAGTTGTTAAAATAAATGGAGAGGTCTGGTTGATTGATATTAAGACTTCTAATAGCTTACATAAAGCTTATGATTTACAACTTGCAGCTTATGCTAAATCTCTGTTTGAACAAAAAGGAATTAAAATAGAAAGAACCGGTATTCTTTGGCTAAAATCCACTAGAAGATCCGAAAGTAAGAAGAAAGACGAATTCTTTGCAAAAGGATGGGAGCTAAAACCTATAGATGAAATCGAAAAGAACTTCGAATTATTCAAAATGATCTACAGATTATATGAATTAGAAAATCCAACAACAGAGCCGATTTATTATTCATATCCTACAACTATCAAACTTTAATACTATTTATTTAATATAATCGTTGGATATTTAAAAGAATATTCATATATTTAGGTACATTAAATAAATAATATGGGAGGAAACGTATTTGGAACCACAGCTTCGATAAAGAAAGAAAATATTAAACCAACTCTACTAGAGTTTTTTAGACAATTTAAATCAGTATTTCCTAAAGCAGAACCATTCTTTAGAGAAATGAAAACCCTAGGATCTGTAGGGAAAAAAGACATATCAGGAGATATAGATCTAGCACTCTCAGAAAAATCATTCGATAATGTAGAGGATTGGGGACTGGACAGAGAACATATCATGCAGCTGTTCCAAGCATTTAAGAAAAGATCTAGAACAGCTACAGATGACCTTCTTATGAAGAGATCCGTTATAGTTGCAATAGCAGAAATAATTCAAAACTCTGATACAGATATCGCAGTTGATATGAAAGGATCAGGAGCAGGAACACTATTCCTAATGTTTCCACAATACGATCCAACAGGTAAGCAGCTGGAGGATAATGTACAGATTGATATAAATGTAGGAGATGTTGATTGGTTAGAGTTTGCCTACCATTCAAATACTTATTCAGGAAATATAAAAGGATTACATAGAACACAGCTAATGCTATCGATGTTCTCAAATAAAGGTTATACGTTTTCACATAACTATGGAGTAAAGACAAAAGATACACAAGAAATTGTAGCAAATAACCCTCAACAAGCAATAGATCTTTTAAATAAAGAATACGGATTGAATCTTGATAAAGAAACACTAGGAGACTATTTCAAACTAAAAGAAACCCTAGAAGCAGGATTATCTCCAGAAGAGTTGCATAAAATTTACGACATCTATTTGAAAATACTGGATTCAACAAGAGCAGATATTCCGGAAGATTTACAATCATATTGGATAGAAAATCAAGACAGGTTAGGATTAAAAGGAAAATTCTTACCAGACAATTCAAATTTAATCAAATACCAGAAATAACGTGAGTGGTGTAGCCGGAGGAAATAGGATACTAAGACAGGATGTACAAGGTACATTCAATAAATACGTAGATGAAGTTCTACGTAAAATACCTGGATTTAAAAAAGCTTCCTTATCAGGATCTGTCAAAGCAGGTTCTAAAGCTGATTTTGGAGACTTAGACATTATTACTTGGTTTGAAGGAGAGGATAAAAAAGAGGTAAAGCAGAGAATAATTGATGCAATATCAAAGCTTCCAAATAATGTAATTGTTCCTTTTAAATCAGAAAAATACTCAGGAAGAAGATACTACAATTCAGGAGAATTAATATCAGTTTTATTTCCAATCGAAGGAAAAACAGATGAATTTATTCAAGTGGATAATATTATTGCCCTTACAGAAGAAGAATCAGCATTTAAAGGGTCTTTCCTAGATCTACCAGCTGAAAAACAAGGACTGTTAATAGGACTTGCAAAAGTAATTCTTCTTGAAGAGAACCCAGAAGACGTATTCAGAAGAATGGGAATCTCAGGATTACCAAAGCTAAAAAGAGGTGAAGAGTATGAATTTAATTTATCATCTGTAAAACTGTCTTTAAGAAAAGTAAAACTTGAAAACTTTAAAGAAGTATCAAGAGAAGAAGTATGGTCAACAACAAATTGGGGTACTATAAAAATCTTATTTAAAGGATTCAATATTGATGGATCTTTTGAAGACCTATTAGACGATATTGCAAGAAAGCTTGTAAATCCTAGATCTAAAAATAGAGTAGCAGGTATATTTAAATCAATGGTATCTGTTAAGTCAGGAGAAGTTGGAACAGCAAAAGGAAAAGGTAAAGAAGATGCACTAGAGAAAGTAGCTCAAACACTTTCAGAAGCTTTAGACGATCAATCTATAACTGTAGCACTATATGCCGGAGGATTCAAGCCACCTCACAAAGCACATTACGAGAATGCTAGACTTTTATCTCAAAATGCAGATAAATTAATTATATTTATCGGATCAAAAGTAAGAGAAGGGGTAAAAATTACTGCTGAACAATCAAAAGCTATTTGGGAGATTTATTCTAAGTATTTAGCAACACCGGTTGAGATTGTAATAAGTCCAGTTACTCCTATTAAAGATATTTACGATTGGGTTGATCAACACCAATCTGAGGTAGATAAAATCATAACAGGTACAATGGCTGATGAAAAAGGTAAATTTGCATACTTCATAAAAAACAAAGACAAATATCCAAAAGTGGAACTAAGAGACTTACCTGTAATCGTTGCAAAAGAGGATGATAAATTCTCAGCAACTGAAATAAGAAAATCAAAAGATTATATGACATCAGGTAAATGGATTCCATCAGTTGTTTCAAAACAAGATAAGCAAGATATTATTGACATTGTAACACCTAAAGAAGAACCTTCTATAGAAGATAAAATGGCAGATACAATTGATGAAGTGTTTGAGAGATTCTTTCCAACTAAAAAACATGACCTATATTTAGACGAAGGTAAGTTTGCTTATGAAAAACCTTTAAGCTCTTATCTACAAGAAGCATTAAGTGAAATATCTTTTTCTAGAAACAACGCTGCCGACATACAAGGAGATTTAACAGGAGGAACTTTCACAGTAGGAAATAAGACATACAGATACGATATTAAGTTTTTTCCAAATCCATATAAAGATGGAGGGAGGTTTTACAATATAGGATTCACCCCAGAAGGACAAGATGTGAATGTACCTACACAAGATACTCCTGCAAAAGACTACATAAAAATACTTTCTACTATGTACAAAATTATATTAGACTTTGTAGAGAAAGAACAGCCAGAATATGTAGGAATAGCCTCTATGGACAATCCAGAAGGAAAAAACTACCATGTAGTTTACAATAGCCTGACTGATAGTAAATCTAACAGAATACCGGGGTATTTCAGAAAAGATGCAAATCTTACATTTAACTCGGATAAAGGACCAGGTAGAATAATAGTCCTAAAAAAGAAAAAAGAAGTAAATCCACTTGAAGAAGGAGCATCAGGAACACCAATAGCTGCTTCATCAGCAATATCTTCAGAAGATAGAGCAGATTTAGAGCATCTTTATCAAGAGTTAAGAAAAAGTATTGATACTCATAAGTTTAATATTGACTTCCAACAGGATAGAATTTACATAACAAGAGTAATGGATTCGCAACTGGGATGGGATTACACACCATATCAGCATACATTACCTGAAAATACACAAGAAAAGTTTAACTATGCTCCATATATTGCTTCAATTTTAGAGTATATGATTGATCAAGGTATGAATATAATGCCTCTTCCGGATATTAAAGTAAGGGAAGATGAAGTAGAAGCTTCTAATTTCTTCGGTAAAACAGCATACTATAATCCGAACGAAAAAGAAGTAGTTTTATATACTTTAGGAAGACATCCTAAAGATGTTTGTAGATCTTTTACTCATGAAATGGTTCATCATATTCAGAATCTAGAAGGAAGACTAGGAGGCATTGAGACAAGTAATACTAATGAAGACGATTACTTAAGAGAAATAGAAAAAGAAGCGTATTTAGAAGGAAATATCACATTTAGAAACTGGGAAGATTATACAAAAAATAAAGAACAAAATACAAAGGTTATGGCAGAAGGAAAATATGATAAATTATCAAACATGGTATCCTCTGATATCTTTAGAGCTTGGAAAGAAGCAATAGATTCAGGAGAGGATGGAGTACAGTTTAAAAAAAAGTATCAAGCATTAGGAGGAGAGTTTGATGTAGAAGCAACTCTTGAATTGATGTTTGAAACAGGTAAAATGGAAGTTCTAGATTCAACTGGAGCTGGTACAGATAAACTGGGAGACTTTATTAGAATTGATATCAATATTGACGAAGAAATGCTACCACAAGAGTGGGAAGAGATTTCAATGACATTGAAAGATATTGTAAGACATGAAATAGAACATCTTACTCATAATATTGGAAGCTCTACAGCTAATCCAAATAAAGGAATGGCAGATGATTTAGAAAAAAGAGATTGGATCAAAGCTAGAAAATCAAGAAGAAACCAATACTTCCATTTAGAAAAAGAAATAGATGCAAATCTACAAGGACTACTATTCAGAGCTAAAAAAGAAAAGAAACCTTTCGCAGACGTAGTAAATACGTACTTAGATTCTCAGGAATTAGGCCCAAGACAGAAAAACAAAATACTAAAGATATGGCGTGATAGAATGCCAGCACTAGGAATAAGACAAACATTATAAAATAAAAGGGTTATGGGAAAATTAATAGACTTACTATTGACAGAAGAAGACTTCAATCCGACATATCAGATATACTGTGATATGGATGGAGTATTAACAGATTTCGAAAAGAGATTTGTTGAAATGTTAAGAAAAGAGGGACCAAAATACTACTCAAAAGAAGTTATAAATCAAGTAACTCGTCCAAAGCATTTTGAAGCATTGGAAGGAGAAAAGGAATTTTGGAATTTTATAGACAATCATATAGGATTGGAATTCTGGTCAGGAATGGACTGGATGCCAAATGGGAAGCAACTGTGGTCCTTTATTCAACCATACAATCCAATCATACTTACTTCGCCATCTAGACAGAATACCTCAAGACTTGGTAAAAGAATGTGGGTAAAAGAACATTTAATCCCTGCCCCTCCTGTAGAATTTAGATTTGGAGAAGCTAAGTCGGATTTTGCAAATGAAAACTCAATTCTTATTGATGACAAACCAAGTAACCTAAGAGCTTTTAGTAGCGCAGGAGGAATAGCAATAGAATGTAAAGATGGCGATATTTCATCAGTGATAAGTGCACTAAAGCAACTTGGTTACAAATAAAGGAGCTATTTATATATGTAGAGTCGTGACTACATACATAAACAAAACATCAACTAAAGCTTACGGCAAGTAGAGATCACGACCTCGAAAGCCTAAGCTTTTTTTATTATGATAGGAATATATAAAATTACAAACCCTAATGGAAAAGTATATATAGGGCAAAGTGTTGATATTGAGAAGAGAAAAAAATCTTACAAAAAATTAAAATGCAAAGGACAACATGCAATCCTAAACTCACTACAAAAGTATGGATTTGAAAATCACTTTTTTGAGGTTATTGAAGAATGTGAAATAGATGTACTAGATCAGAGGGAAAGGTATTGGCAAGATTACTATAAAGTACTCACAGAGGGATTAAATTGTAAACTTACTAGCACAGCTACCCAAAAACAGCAATTATCAATAGAAGTAAGACAGAAAATATCACAAAACAAGAAAGGAGTAACATTTTCAGAAAAACATAAGAAAGCCCTTTCAGAAAGTAGGCAGGGAGTACCTAGATCAGAAGAGACTAAAACCAAGATAGCAACAGCAGCAAGAAACAGATCAAAAGAAACCTTACTAAAAATGTCAGAAGCAAAAAAAGGAAAATCAAGTGGAATGAAAGGAAAGGTATATACAGAAGAAACGAGAGAGAGAATGAGAGCTTCACATAGTAAAAGGAATTTAAAATAGTTATAGATGAAAGAGTCATTACTTAAAAAAGAGTTTAAACAAAGAGATGTAAATAGGGCAAGAAACCTAATCACAAAAGACTTTTCAGGAAAAACTGTAGACGGAGTAGGATACCAGAAACCCTATCAGCATCATGAAGAAGGAGATATTTGGGAGGAGAATGGTAGACAGTGGACTATTAAAAATGGTATAAAGCAAAATGTAACAAAACTGGATGCTGCAAAAAAAGCATTACAAATACCTCTAAAATGTCCTAAATGCGGAGGTCCTATGAAACATCATCTTGCTCAAAAGATGTATAAAATTCATGGATTTTGCTTTGATCCTTGTACTGTAGAATATGAAGCAGAATTGAGAAGAGCAGGCTTATATGAAAGTTATGAAAAGTCTATGATGAAAGGAAGCTTAAAATCTTACATAAAGGATGTGGAGGCTTTTGTTCTAGAGCAAATAGGTACAGTAGATACTTTTGTGACCGAACAAGGAGATGTAGAAAGCTGGACAAACAACAGTACAAAGATGAACAACAAGCTTTCAGAGAATCTTCAAGAGTTTTTAAAGCATGTTAAAAGCTATTTAGAAGATTAGCGATATTTATCTTAAAAGATAGATAACATGGCAAAACAAAAAACTCAGACTGTATCAACGAAGTTTAAAAAATCGAAAGTATCGAGACCAGGAGTTCAAGCTAAAAGTAAGACATCTTCTCTAAAGAGATCTAAAAACTATAAAAAATTGTACCGTGGGCAAGGAAAGTAAGCTATTAAATATTCTTCACGAAAACTACGGCGGACCAGGAGAATATATTCTTCCAGCTTCGCATCAAGCAGGTATGAAAATACCTAAAGGAGGATCTATGTGTGCTAATTGCGAATACTGGGCAAAAAGGGGAAACAAGTGTAATAATAAGTATTGGAAAACCTGGGCAGAAACAGAACAAATCCCTTACCCGGGGGATGAATACTACTGTGACTGGTGGCATGTAAAGTAATGAAAAAATCAGAAATAAGAAAAATAGTAAGAGAGGTATTAGATGCTTCTACTGAATCTCCAAATAAACTCCCAGGAGGATTAGCACAATTTGCTACTATACAAGACTTAGCACAAATGCATAACAGGTCTCTTGATCAGATAATAAAACAAATACTTAAAGGAGTAAGGGTAGAGTCTGAACATACAACAGATTTGGATATTGCTATGGAAATAGCATTTGACCATGTGTATGAAGACCCGGATTTCTATGATAAATCAATAGGTATACAGGAAATGGCTGATATGAGATCTGTAGAGAGATATGCAGAAGAAGAATTAGATCCTGTAGATGTAGAGTTTGGAAAACATTTTTTTGACAGACTAGTAGACCCTAGAAACGGAAAAGAAATAACAACCTCGGAATTATTAGATTTTTTTACAAGACTTTCAAGTAAGAAAGAACAATTTCTCAACTTTATTAAAAAGTACCACGAATTTGTAGTTAAGGATAAGAGGACAGATATAAACATTCCGTTTATGTCACAAATTAATCAAGCTATTGCAAAGACGATAATGAGAAAATCAAATTTTACCACACCCAACCCGGTAATAGCACTTCAGGAAAAATCAAAGAAAAAGTAACTATTTATTTGTATATATTAATGCAATTAATTATCTTTAGATAATCAAAATATGAAAAAACTAATGAAATTACTAGAAGTAGAAAAAGGATCTGTTGAATTGAAAAAAGGAACATCTGATTCAGAGATTAAAAAATACACCGATAAAGGAATAGATGTACAATTAGTTGATCCTAATACAGAAAAGTTAGAAGAAGAAACTAAAAAATATACCACACAAGAATCTGCAGCTGTAGGAAAAGAAGTAGCAAAATCATTAGTAAAAGTATTAAGAGCTCAAGGAGATGAGCTAAAAAGTATTAAATTGACAGGAATAGGAGTTAATAAGTTTAACATTCATGTTGAGTATGGACAGGAGAAAGGACAAGACACTTTCCGATTCACCCTAAATCCAGAAACAAAATCAATTCACTTAGACTTAGGAAATGAAGATACAGAACTAGTAGATTTTATTATCACTCAAGGAAATGAAGTATCTCTTCCAACACCAGAATTAGAAGATAAATTATCTGATGCAATGGTGAAATATATATCTCAACCATCCGATGAAGAGTACGACGATATAGCAGCAATGCAAACACCAACAGATCCTTCTCAATTAAACAAAAATATAGCAGAAGGAAACTCAGAAGAGGATATCAAAAGAATAAAAAGGTATATTGAAAAATACGAAGTAGCTAACAGTGATTTTGAAAGAATCTACAAACAAATGCAAAATGCTGTTAACGATCCTAAAACAACTGATCCTACAAGACTTACATTTAAACATGAATTAAGCCTTATGGATAAAGCAAAAGCATTTGTCTTACAATCAATGGCAAATCAAGATAGATTTGATGCTGATAGAGAAGGGATAGATGAGAAGCTAGGACCTAAGGCTAAACCAGAAACATACATAAGAGATTTTCAAAAATCAAAAGCTCCTCAGTTCAAAGGAAAATCAAAAGAAAAAAAAAGACAAATGGCTATTGCAGCTTATATATCTAATAAGAATGAATCTATCACTAGAAGAAAGTTAAAAGAGGTCATCTTAGAAGCATATGTGGAAGTATTAAGAGAAGCAGAAGCACCTGCCTTAAAGACATCTACTCAAGAAATATTAGGAAAATTTCCTACCCTAAAAAAGCAAATAACTCAACTCCTTACTCAAGAGTACGATGAATTTATAGAAGATATAAAATGGACAGTTCCTAAACCTTCTACTTTTAAAGTTGTTTTAAAAAATGGACAATCTCTTGATTTAAAATGGACAGGAAAAGGCTTCGATGCAACTATAGAGGGTATGCAGTATTTCTTAAATAATGTATCAGAGTATCAACAAGCATTAGACGCTTTAGGGAGAATTATGAAAGATGGTCCGATTTCTCAAGGTGAGGAACCAGGTGGAGAAGACTTTGCAGCTGAACCACCAGCCGGAGGCGGTGGAGGAGATTTCCCTGGAGCTGAAGCAGGAGGAGCCGAAGAAGCACCAGTTGAAGAACCAGGAGCAGAAGAATTTGGAGGACCAGAAGCAGAAACACCAGAAGCATTATAAAAATAAGTTATGAGCATAGTAGACAAAATAGTTACAGAATGGGCTTTTAGATGTAAGAAAGGATACCCAGATATGAATAATCCTGACGATATGAAAATATTGAAAGAGATTTATTCCGAGTATGGAATTGTTATGGAAGAAGTTAAAGAAGAAAAGAAAGAAGAGGAAAACTACTCTGTGGATAGCCTCATAAAATTACTGCAGACACGAAAAGAAGAACTGCCCCAGTCTTTTATTAATAAACTATACTATTCTGTTCAAGAAAAAGGTAAAAAATTAGGGTCAATTATCTCTAAACAAATACACGATAAAGGATTAGATGCCTCAGAAGCAGAACTTTTTGGACTAATCAATACAATACCAGGACTTGAAACACAGCTTACACAAGTATTTAGCAGCCCAGATAAACAAATAAAACTTAGCGATTTAGGAAAAACAGGTAATATAATAGCAGTAGGGAAATCAGTTACTAAACTTCCTGAAGAATTTCTTGTAAATTTACTATCTGCAGGACGTGCCGCAAAAGGAGGAAAAGCAGTAGGAGAAGGAGAAGCTTTCTTGGCACTGTTAGGAAAAGGTGGTAAAAAATTGGATGTAGGAGATGTAGGATTGGAAGGTAAGTTTATAGAGCTAAAAGGAAGAGCAGGTAGATTAGGTGGTTGGGATTCTTTAGAAGATTTATATAATTCTCTTGATAGCTTAGATCCAAATACTCAACAGACCGGTAGATCAAAAAACTTACCAGTAAGAGTATCCGAAATTGCAAAACAAAACCCAGAACTTAAAAGGGAATTAACAAAACTATTAGAAAAAGAATTTAATACTACTTTTTCAAAATTAGATTCAGCAGAAGAACTTAATCAAGAACTTTTAACTTGGTATGCTGATTACTTCCTTAATACAGAAGCAAAAAATGTAGATTATATTATGATTATAATCGGAGGAGAGTATAAAATATATACTAGAGAAGAATTCAAACAAGGAGTAGAATCGGGAGATATCTATTTTGACAGTAATTTTAATAGAAGTACAAAGTACTTGAAGATAAAAGGGTTTAAATAAACGAACTATTTATAAACAAAAATAAAACACAATGGCAGATAATTTTAACCTAAGACAATTCCTTTCAGAGAATAAACTTACAAAAAACGCAAAGCTTCTTAAAGAAGAAGTTTCTTTAAATGGAAAACCAATAAACACACGTTCAATCGAAATCGACGGAATAGACAGAAATGACTATCCAGATTTTGTAGATGCATATATTACTTATGCCGAATATGAGGACGGTACTCCATTATCAGATGAAGAGTTAGTAAGTTTGGAAGATGAGAATTATGGATTAACAGGAGAATTAATACATGATAGGCAGCTGTACTTACAAGAGAGGGAAGGAAGAAGTAATGAGGAAAAAGTAATGGAAGCAACACTATCTTCAAGAGAAAAGTATTTAACTCGTTTAGTAGAAAACGCTTTAGGAATAGACGAAGAAGAGCATCCTTTCGGAACAAACAAACTAACAGGAGAACCTCTTCCAGATCCAGCATCACAAGCTGTAACAGAAGATGAAATGGTTAAGGAAAAAGCACTTCCAAAATACGAGAACATTGAGAAATTGATGCAAGAAATCGAACACGGAACAAACGAAGCAGCATACAAACATAAAATGGCAAAAATGAAAGAAGTTGCTGAAATGTTAGAAGCTAGAGTAAGTTCCTTGGAAGAAGGAGATGGAGCAGAATTTGTTGATACTAAAAAAGTAAAACAAATGAAAAAAGATATCATGACTCTTAGAAAGCAGGCTGAAAAACTTGAAAAAGATTATGATAAAAAATTCGGAGAGAAAAAATCTAAAAAACAAACACAAACAGAAAGTAAAATGGAAAATTTTAACTTAAAAAAATTCTTAACAGAAAACAAACTTACTACTAATTCAAGAATGTTAAACGAAGAAGGATTCACAACATCCTCTCATGGACTTACAGATTTCGACGAAGCTACATACCCTGTTTTAGAGGCTTTTAAAAAAGCAGGAATAGATATGAATAAGATGGTATCTGTTATTGAAGACGGTGGAGAACCTATTGAAAGAAATCCACAAAAACTTGCACAAGAGTTAGAAAGAACAAGAAAAAGTATACTAGAAGACTACGAAGAAGGAGATGACTTTCCTGTATTTTATGAATACGAAAACAATACAGTTTTACCGGAGGACATGCCGGAAGGTAAAGAGTTTAAGGTATGTTTTCACATATTTGAATCAAATGATTACTCTATACTACAGTAGTAATTATATTATATAGAAAGTAAGATGGAAAATTTTAACTTAAAAAAATTCTTAGTAGAGAATAAATTAACTAATACTTCGAGAATAGTAGAGCAAGAAAGTAATGAATTAGAACAAATACTGAACACACTAACTCAGATCGAAAATCGATTAGTTGAAATGGGACTACTGGAAGATGGTGAGCAGGAGAGTGATGCAATAGGGGAGTTAAAAGAAAGGATTGTAAACAGAATGCACATGTAAATTAAAGATAAGCCCACTCTAAAAAAGTGGGTTTTTTTATATCCTTATATTTATTATATATAATTATATAATATGAGTCAACCAGACGTTAAACAGATAATAGCTCAAGAGTATATAAAGTGTGCAAAAGATCCTGCATACTTTATGAAGAAATACTGTAATATACAACATCCAACAAGGGGAAGAATTCTATTTAATCTATACCCATTCCAGGAAGGAGTATTAAGACTTTTTAGAGATAGTCAAAACATTATCACATTAAAATCCAGACAGCTTGGTATATCCACTCTAGCTTCAGGATATGCATTATGGTTAATGCTTTTCCACAAAGATAAAAACGTACTTGCTCTTGCAACAACTCAAGCAACAGCTCGTAACCTGGTTTCTAAAACGATTTTCATGTATGAGAATCTACCAAAATGGCTACAATTACCCTACACTGAAAAGAATAAACTATCTTTAAGATTAAAAAACGGTTCTAGAATTACTGCTAAATCTTCTAATTCAGATGCTGCTCGTTCGGAAGCGGTATCATTACTGTTAATTGATGAGGCAGCTTTTATCGATAATATCGAAGAAACATTTACAGCAGCACAACAAACCCTTGCCACAGGAGGCCAGTGTATGGCACTATCAACACCAAACGGTATTGGTAACTGGTTTCATAAGACATGGGAAAAAGCTGAAGGAGGAGAGAATTCATTCGTACCAGTAAGACTTCCTTGGACAGTACATCCAGAGAGAGATCAGTCTTGGAGAGATAAACAGGATGCAGATCTTGGACCTAGAATGGCAGCTCAAGAATGTGATTGCGACTTCCTATCATCTGGAGATTCTGTAATAGAACCAGAGATCTTATCCTTCTACGAAGAAACATATATTACAGATCCAGTAGAAAAGAGAGGAGTAGATGGGAATTTATGGGTATGGGAATCACCAGACTATCAAAAATCTTATATGGTTGTTGCCGACGTTGCTAGAGGAGATTCTACTGACTACTCTACCTTCCATGTATTTGATATTGAGAATGCATCTCAAGTGGCAGAATATAAAGGAAAACTGTCACCAAAAGACTTTGGAAACGTACTAGTAGGAATAGCTTCGGAATACAATGATGCACTACTTGTAGTAGAGAATGCGAATATCGGATGGGCAACTATTGAACAAATATTGGAAAGAGAATATAGAAATTTATACTATTCTTCAAGATCTGAGACAGAGACAGTAGAATCCTATATGGCTAAGTTCGAAAGAGATAAGTTAGTACCGGGTTTCACTATGTCTCTACGTACCAGACCCCTTGTAATTGCTAAACTAACCGAATACATAAGAGAGAAGTCCGCTACAATTAAATCCAAGAGACTAATCTCAGAATTGAGAGTATTTATCTGGAAAAATGGAAAAGCACAAGCACAAGTTGGATACAATGATGACCTTGTAATGGCTTTTGCAACAGGATTGTATGTAAGAGATACGGCTGTAAGATTAAGACAACAGGGAATGGATTTATCAAGAGCTACTCTCTCTTCTTTTACAAATCTTAATCAAAGAAATACTGCTGTTTATAACGTTGCTCCAATGCAAAATAATCCTTATCTTATGAGAACACCTAACGGTGATGAGGATCTTTCATGGCTAATAGGATAAGTTACTATTTATAAATAAAACATTTTTCAAATGGCAGATACAAATTTATTTTCTTCCTTAAAGAGATTATTTGCAACAGACGTTGTAATTAGAAATGTAGGAGGAAATGAGTTAAAGATTGCTGATGTTAATCAAATTCAAACTACAGGGAAATACCAAACCAACGCCCTTCTGGATAGATTCTCACGTCTTTATATTTACAACAATAAGAATATATTTAATCCAAATCTTAACTACCAGACGTTAAGAATACAGTTATACTCTGATTATGAAGCAATGGATACAGATCCACTTATTGCTTCTACTTTAGACATACTAGCAGACGAATCTACCCTAAAGAACGATATGGGAGAAATTCTTTCTATTAAATCCTCAGATGAGAATATACAGAGAGTCTTATACAATCTGTATTATGATGTAATGAATATTGAATTTAACCTCTGGTCTTGGATTAGAAATATGTGTAAGTATGGAGATTTCTTCTTAAAATTAGAAATCTCAGAACAATTTGGAGTATATAACGTAATACCTTATACAGTGTATAATATGGTAAGGTACGAAGGAACAGATCCTACAAACCCAACCAAGGTAATGTTTTCAATAGATCCAGACGGATTAGCATCTTCAGCAGATCCAAATTACATTCCAAAATCAAACAAATCCATTATAACTTTAGATAATTACGAAGTAGCTCATTTTAGGTTAATTTCAGATACAAATTACTTACCGTACGGTAGATCTTATATCGAACCAGCTAGAAAAATCTATAAACAATTGACATTAATGGAGGATGCAATGTTGATTCATAGAATCATGAGAGCTCCTGAGAAAAGAATGTTTTATGTAAATGTAGGAGCTATTCCTCCAAACGAGGTAGAACAGTTCATGCAAAAAACAATCAATAGTATAAAGAAGACCCCGTATGTAGATCAACAAACAGGAGAGTATAATTTAAGATTCAATATGATGAATATGATGGAAGATTTCTACCTTCCAGTTCGTGGAGGAGATACTTCAACTCGTATTGAAACAACAAAAGGGCTTGATTATGATGGAACAAATGATATTGAGTACTTAAGAGATAAAATGTTTGCTGCATTAAAAGTTCCTAAAGCGTATTTTGGATTTGAGAAAGACCTAACAGGTAAAGCAACTCTTGCAGCAGAGGATATTCGTTTTGCTAGAACAGTTGAAAGACTTCAAAAAATTATTGAAAGTGAATTGACAAAAGTAGGGTTAGTACACTTATATGCTCAAGGATTTCATGGAGAGTCTTTAACTAACTTTGAAATTAAATTAACAACACCTTCTATAGTATACGAACAGGAAAAAGTAGCTTTATTAAAAGAAAAAGTAGATTTAGCTCGTCAAATGCAAGAAACCAAGTTATTCCCGTCCGACTATATATATGATAATATCTTCAACCTTTCTCAAGACCAGTATAACGAGATGAGAGATTTAGTAAGAGAAGATGCTAAAAGAGAATTTAGAATATCTCAGATAGAGAATGAAGGAAACGATCCGGTAGTATCAGGTTTATCGTACGGAACACCTCACGACCTTGCTTCCATGTACGGAAGGGAGAGAGGAGATATACCAACAGGATATGATGAAAAAAGTACTCAACCAGAAGGAAGACCTAGAGAAAAATTCTCAATGTTAGGAACTCAGAAAGATCCTTTAGGAGGAAGAGACAGATTAGGAGTAAAAGGAATGAAAGGCGGTTATCCAAGTGATAATGAAAATGTAAAAGAGGGTAGATCAACAGCAGAATCTGTATTATTTAAAAACAAAGATTTATTTAGTTCAAAAAAGAAACTTATTTTTGAAAAACAACAAGAACAAGAATCAGATTTATTAAATGAAAATAATATAAAAGATTTAGATAAATAATACCTATTTATAACAAAGATACTATAACTGTGAAAATAAAACACTCAAAATACAAGAATACAGGACTTATATTTGAGCTACTAGTAAAACAAGTAGCAGCAGATACATTATCTAGAAAAGACTCGCCGGCAGTTAAAATCATTAAAAAATTCTATACTGGAAATACTTCTCTTGTTAAAGAATTTAAACTATACGATTTTGTATTGAAAAATAAAGGAGTTGGAGCAAAAAAAGCAGAAACAATTCTGTCGACTATTACAGAGATTTCAAGGAAATTAGATACAACTTCTCTTAAAAAGCAAAAATATGAGTTAATAAAGGAGTTAAAAACCTATTACAACTTAGAAGAATTCTTTTCTATAAAAGTTGACAGCTATAAACCACTTGCAGCTTTATATTGTTTGTTAGAAGCTCAAAGTACAGCAGACTTAGTAGATCCAACTGTATTTGTTGATAACAAAATAACCTTACTTGAACACTTAACTCAAAATACTCAGTCACAAGGAAGAGTAAAAGATACATTAATTGAAGAGTATTCAAAATACGATAAAGACTTAAGACTCTTAACTTATAAAATTCTTCTAGAAAAATTCAACAACCAGTATCAAGACTTACTTCCAGAGCAGAAAAATATTTTAAAAGAATTTATAACATCTGTTAATTCTACAGCAAGATTAAGAAACATTGTAAACGAGGAAATGGAGAACTTAAAATCTCAAATTTCTAAAATGAAAGAAAAAATTACGGACGATATTGTTAGAATTAAGCTACAGGAAATTCAAAAAACAATCGTACCTATAAAAAATACTCAGAAAGTAGACGATAGTCATTTAGTAGACTTAATGCAATACTACGAACTGGTAAATGAACTGAAAAACATATGAAAAAGTCTCAGATAGTAGCAGTAATACAGGAAGTACTTGATGAAATGAATATAACAGGGGCAGTAGGAGGATATTTAACTCCTAAAGCTTTTTCAAAAAAAGGACAAGGAAAAAATATAGCTACTAAAACAGCAGAAAAATTAGGTTATACAACAGTAGAAAGGCCAAAACGTCCTTCACATACAAAAATGTTTGATTATTTGAACGAAAGAGGAGCAGGACATTACGTAACACCTAATGCATTTGTATCGGAAAAAGAAATGTATGATCAGCCTGCTGTAAAATATATGGAGCAGATAGGAATGGAAGTAGTAGATAAACCAAAAAAACTGTCAACTAAAAAATTAGAGACTTACTCAACTAAAACGAATAATAAAAATGAGAACCTTACAGGAGAAATATAATGCAATTCAAGAAGGGAACTTTTCTAAAGATCAGTTCCTAAGAGATGCTAGAATGCAACACCCAAACTTAGTAACTCGTTTTAACGGATACGACGATGCTATTCAAATACTTAAAAACAAAGGAATGATCTCAGAAGTTAAACTTGAAGAAGCTAGACTTACTAAAAATAGTTTAACCGATTACAGATATAAGCCAACCAACGATATGGACAAATATCCATATGAGCAAATCCTAAGAGGTTTAAGAGTTGAGTTAGAAGTAATGGAAGTATTCGGAACACCAACTGCTGATGAATACAAAAAAGCATTAGCAAAAGTTCTTAAAAATTTAGAAAAAGACGAAATCTTCTATACAAATCAAATTGCAGGTAGTAATAAGAAAGTTGATCTTCATGATAAAATGGTGGATGCTACAGCAAAAAACACTGTAGACACTTTTAATGGAATGAAGAAAGTAAAAGACTTAAAAGAAAATGTTTCCTCATTAAAGAATCTTCCAGACGGAAAATATTTTGCAATAGATGGAGATTGGGAAGAAGAATACAAAGGACATAACGGATTATTTTTTACCTTAAAAGGACACAATCTTATCGGTTCAGACGGAAAAAACTTCCAGACATCTCCTGAAGAGTTTCTATCTCAATTCACACCAGATGAAATACTAAAAGTAGAAGATATAGCAGAAACTACTTTGAAAGAAGGTATTAAAAACCTTATTAAGAAAGCATTAATGGAGAATGAAGAAGATGTTTACGAAATGCAAGGACCAAAATCAGACGATGAATATAAAAGTGAATTAGCAGACTATTTAGAAGATAATCAAATCTACGGATACACAGATAAGATTCACGACTTAATGACAGGTCCAGATGAGGATCAATCAATTCAGGATTTAGCAGACTTTTTACAAGATAACCAGATATACGGATATAATAAAGGTATCGAAAGAATCTATGCAGACTATCCATACGATCAGCACTGGATGAATCAGGATGAGGAGGATAATTCTTACGCTCCAACTGAACACGAAGAAGAGGATGAAGATGATATTCCGCATCCAAGAGGATATGAGGAAGCTTCAGATGAAGAAAGTTTTGAAGATTTATTCGAATCAAAATCACTAAAAGACTTGCTATAATGAATAATATATTAGTAAATGTAACTCCTTTCAAAGGACTTCTTACCGAATCAAAAACTAAACCAGGAGTTTTCGAAGTAGTAGGTATTATGCAAAGAGCAGGAGCAAAGAACCAAAACGGAAGAATCTATAAAAGAGAAATCCTTGAGGAAGAAGTAAATAATTATATAGAAAATTTCGTTAAAGTAGGAAATGCCTACGGAGAATTAGATCACCCAGAATCGGCAATTGTATCTTTAAAAAACGCTTCACACGTTGTTAAAGAATTATGGTGGGAAGGAGATGATTTAATGGGTAAAGTAGAATTACTAAATACACCTTCTGGAAATATCGTAAAAGAGATCTTAAAAGGAGGACATACAATTGGAATCTCTTCTAGAGGAACAGGATCAGTACAGCAAACAAATGAAGGAACTTTAATGGTACAGCCGGACTTTGAGCTTTGTGCTTGGGACTTTGTTAGCAATCCATCAACTCAAGGAGCATTTATGAGACCGATTAGTCTTAATGAAGGAAAAGTGCAAGTAGGAAAGTACGACAGACTAAATTCTATAATCAGTAACATATTAAGAGCATAATGGAAAACAATTTCGACATACATAAATGGCAAGCAAAGTACCTGAGAGAGGAATCATCTCCAGCAAACACACTACAGAAATGTATTGATGACCTGGAAGAGCAAATACAGTATGCGATATTAGATGGATTAGAAGAGTACTCAAATGCATACTATACATTGGAGCAGTTGGTACGTAGATGGAGAGAGGAGTTACAACAACTACAAGAGCAGTACTAAAAACTAACCCACCCCTTAAAAAGGTGGGTTTTTTATGTTTTGGAGAAATAGGTATATTTATAACTGAATATGTCATGATATATATGGCATCTACTACATAGTAAAAATATTATTACGCTTGAAACTACTACAATAAGCGTACAGCAAATCACAAAAAACAAAAATGTCAACAAACAAAGATTTATTAAAGCAAGCTATTGCCGAAGCTAAAACTATTCGTGAAGCTGCAATCGCTAATGCAAAAGAGGCTTTAGAGGAGTCATTAACCCCTCATCTAAAAAACATGCTTGCTGCTAAGCTTCAAGAAATGGAAGAAGCAGAAGAAGAAGTAGTAAATGAAGAGGATACATTGAACAACCCAGAGGGAATAACCGCACACGGTAACGTATCAGAAGCTGAAGAGGAAGAAGCTGAAGAAGAGGAATCTGAGGAAGGTGAAGAAGAAGATATAGATATAAAAGATATGTCTGTAGAAGAACTTAAAGACCTAATCAGAGACATCGTATCACAGGAAGTAGGTCATGATGAATCAGAAGAAGAAATTCCACAAGAAGATGATATGACAGGAATGGATTCTGAAGAAGAAATTGACATCAACGAAATTTTAGCAGAATTAGCAGAAATGGAAGAAGTAGAAGAAGGTTTAAAAGACTTTGCTAAAAAAGCAGGAGAAAAAATTAAAGCTACTGTAGGACCTGGAGGATCAATGGAAAAATGGATTGATAAATCCGGAGAGAAATTGAAAAAAGCAGGATTAGCTAGTCCGTACGGACCTAATCACCGTATTTCTGAAGAAGAAGAAGTAGAAGAAGGTTTAAAAGACTTTGCTAAAAAAGCAGGAGAAAAAATTAAAGCTACTGTAGGACCTGGAGGATCAATGGAAAAATGGATTGATAAATCCGGAGAGAAATTGAAAAAAGTAGGAATCACAGGACATGGTATGACAAAAGGTCATAGAGCGTTCCAAGAAGAAGTGGAGTTGAAAGAAGCAATAGCAACGGTAGCAGAGTTACGAGCTCAACTTCAAGAAGTTAATCTTCTAAACGCTAAATTACTTTATGTAAATAAAGTTTTTAAAGCAAATAATTTAACTGAAAGTCAAAAAGTAAACGTTGTTGCAGCATTTGATAAAGCTGAGACAGTAAGAGAGGTAAAACTAGTTTACGAAACAGTTTCTAAAAATGTAGTAACAAAACCAGTTACGATTAAAGAGCACAAATCATTTGCTTCTAAATCAGCAGGTACTGCTTCAACAGCAGGAAAAAAAGAGGTAATCTCTGAAGTAAATGAACAAGTAGCTAGATGGCAAAAGTTAGCAGGAATTATCAAATAAAACAAATTAAACAATCTTAATTAGACAACAATGCAATTAAATCAATTATTAGAAAGTTCTAACAACTATAAGACTTTACAAGCAGATGCTGCTCGTTTAGCAGGTAAATGGAACGCTACAGGTTTATTAGAAGGTATTTCTAATGAAATCGACAAAAACAATATGGCTATGATTCTTGAGAATCAAGCAAAACAGTTAGTATCTGAAGCTAACGTAACAGGTAACGGTGCAATGGGTACAGGTACAGCTAACGCAGAGCAGTGGGCTGGAGTAGCTTTACCGTTAGTACGTAAAGTATTCGCTCAAATTGCAGCAAAAGACTTCGTTTCTGTACAGCCAATGAACCTACCTTCAGGTCTAGTATTTTACTTAGATTTTAAATATGGTACATCAGTAAACGGAAGAACAGTAGGCGATAACCTTTATGGTAACTTATCAACTGCAAACGATAAAATGTCAGTAGACGAAGAAGTATCAGGAGGTCTATATGGAGCAGGTAAATTCGGATACACTATCAACTCAAAAGACTTTACAGTAACAGCTAATGCTACAGGATCAGCAACTTCAGCTTCGATCGCATATCAAGATGGAGTTAATCCTTCTAGTTACTTTACAGTAGCTGTAAACATGGCAGCTTCTTCTTCTTTTGATCACGAAGGTGTAAGAGCATTTAGATTATATTCAGGTTCAACAGATATTACTACTAATCCAGAACTTACTTCAGTTTCAGGGGATACAGTAACATTTGTTGTAGCAAAAACAGCTACTGCAGCAGGAAGTATTACAGGAAAAGTAGTTTACCATTTACAACCAACAGATAATACAAGAGGTGACTTTGAAGACGGAGCTACTAATCCAGCAAACGGAACAATTTCTATCCCAGAAATCAATGTATCATTAGCTTCTGAGGCAATTGTTGCTAAAACAAGAAAATTAAAAGCACAATGGACTCCAGAATTTGCTCAAGACTTAAACGCTTACCATTCAATTGATGCTGAAGCAGAATTAACATCTCTATTATCTGAATACATCTCTATGGAGATCGATTTAGAATTATTAGATATGTTGATTCAAGATGCAGCTACAACTGAAAAATGGTCAGCAGAGAACAATAAATTATGGAACGGAACAGCTTGGACTACTTCAACTTCAGACTTCTACAATACTCAAGGTCAATGGTTCCAAACTTTAGGAACTAAAATCCAAAAAGTATCTAACAAAATTCACCAAAAAACTTTAAGAGGTGGTGCTAACTTCTTAGTAGTTTCTCCAACTGTAGCTACAATCTTAGAATCAATTCCAGGATATGCAGCTGATACAAATGGTGACAAAATGGATTTTGCAATGGGTGTTCAAAAAGTTGGACAATTAAACTCAAGATATAGAGTTTACAAAAACCCTTACATGACTGAAAACGTGATCTTAATGGGTTACAGAGGATCTCAGTTCTTAGAAACTGGTGCAGTTTATGCTCCTTACGTGCCATTAATCATGACACCTTTAGTATACGATCCAAATACCTTCACTCCAAGAAAAGGTATCATGACTCGTTACGCTAAGAAAATGATAAGACCGGAATTTTATGGAAAAATCTTCGTTAGTGATTTAGCTACAGTTTAATCCATAAAAACTGAAAATAACTAAAGAGGACTTCGGTCCTCTTTTTTATTCAATATAATTTACTTATATTTATATGAAACAAATAAACGTTTCACCATGGCTTCAAACCACCACACTGATGAGGTTTTCAAACCTAAAAGAAAACCTAAAAATCCAATTAAGTTCCAACTACAACTTAATGAAGAACAAAAACAAGCAAAATCACTTATTATTGACAACCCAGTAGTCGTTCTAAAAGGAATGGCAGGATCAGGTAAAACCCTTGTAGCAGTACAAGCAGCTTTGGATATGTTATTTAATAAAGAAGTTGACAAAATTATAATAACCAGACCTACAGTCTCTAAAGAAGAATTAGGATTCTTACCGGGAGATATTAAAGAAAAAATGGATCCTTGGTTAGCACCAATTTATCACAACCTATACATGTTATATGGTAAAGATAAGGTAGATAAAGAAATTGAATATGGAAATATTGAAATTGTACCATTTGCATTCATGAGAGGTAGAACATTTGTTGACTCATTTGTAATTGTAGATGAAGCTCAAAATGTAACACATGATCAAATGGAAACAGTTTTAGGACGATTAGGTAAAGGGTCTAAAATGGTAATTTGCGGGGATTTAGCCCAAATAGACTTAAGAAATAAAAAAGAAACAGGATTTTCATTCCTTAATAGAGTAGAAGAACATGTAGAAGGATTTAAAGTATTTGCTCTAAAACAAAACCATAGACATGACATTGTATCTCCTATATTAAAAGTTTATCAAGATTTTAGAGACTAGAGAACTATACTATTTATTATAAAACTTTAAGATGGCTAATATACCTATATGGAATGGAAATTCTACCTTTACGGCAGGTTCAACACCGTTTGGATTTTATGATACAGATCCTGAATTTGCAACAGAAGCGGATAAGGTTGCAAAATTCTGTGCTATAAGATTAGGTTACCCGTTGATGGATGTAGAACTTCAATCAGGATCTTTTTACGCTTGTTTTGAAGAAGCTGTAACTACCTACGGAAATGAAGTATATCAAGCACTTTCTGTACAGAATTATATTGCACTAGAAGGAGGAAGTACAACAACTGTGTTAAATGACGAAGTATTGACACCCTCATTACATAATATTATCAGAATATCTGAAGGATATGGGACAGAGGCAGTAGTAGGGGGGAATACTACAAGGTATAGTGGTTCTATAACAATAAACCCTAATCAACAAGTATACGACTTGAACATATGGGCTCAAGCTCAAAATATTACAGGAAGCATACAGGTAACAAGAGTGTTTTACGAAGCACCGCCTGCAATCCTAAGGTACTTTGACCCGTATGCAGGAACAGGTACAGGTATACAGTCTCTTATGGATGCTTTTGACTTCGGTTCATACTCACCAGGTGTCAATTTCTTACTGATGCCAGCTTCTTATGACATCTTAAAAGTACAAGCAATTGAATTCAACGATCAAATTAGGAGATCAGGATATTCTTTTGAAATAGTAAATAATCATTTAAAACTATTCCCCGTACCGAAAAATACAGGAAATATATGGTTTGAGTATTATAAAGAAAGTGAAAAGCAGAAGCTAAACGATACAAATACACCAGGAGGTTCAGGAACATCTATTTCAAATATATCGAATGTACCGTATGAAAATCCGATCTTCTCAAATATAAATTCGGTAGGAAGACAGTGGATTTACAGGTATACGTTAGCTCTTGCTAAAGAACTTTTAGCATACATTAGAGGAAAATACACAACAGTTCCGATTCCAGGATCAGAAGCAACTTTAAATCAAGCAGATTTACTTGCTGATGCTAGGACAGAAAAAGAGGCTTTAATCACCAACCTAAGAGAGATTTTAGAAGCAACATCAAAAGTAAATCAATTAGAAAGAAAAGCAAATGAATCTAAATTTTTAAGTGAAATGCTTAAAGAAGTACCAACAGTACTTTACGTAGGATAATGAAAAAAATAAACTTATTAAAGGAAGAGAAGACCTTTACTTTATACCAGGGACTGGTACGAGTTAAACATACACAAGAAATATCAGCCTCAGAAGTAGCTGACTTTGTGAGAGCTATGCCAGGAGTTACAAGAGTTACTGCTATTGATTCTAACGAAGATATGAATATTGTGGTGTTAAAGGTAAAAATTTTAACAGCTAAAGGAGGACCAGCGGTATTTGATAAATTACAGAAAGATACCTTTAAGTTAGTACCTAATATTAAAAAAGTAGAGATTTCACAGAAATCTATAGAAAGCGTAGGATAATGTTATTTGGAAGTCAGAGAGATTTTAACCTGTTTGTAAGAATAAACAGAGAATTGCTATCAGATATAGTAGAGCAGGAAATACTTTACTATAAAATTTCTTTAGAACAAACTGAAGTAAATATCTATGGAGAAGGGATGCAAAAAGTATTTTGGGAGCCTGTAAAACTAAACTGTTTAATTACCAGGGGAGATCAGGTATTTAATGTAGACGATTTTGGACCAGATGTTACAAGAGAGTCTTCTTTTGCATTTTTAAGAGAAGATTTAGTACAGGTAAACGTTGTACCTGAGGTAGGGGATATTATACTTTGGCATGAGAATTACTACGAAGTAGATAACACAACAGAGAACCAATTATTCCTAGGGAAAGACAATGAATACAACCTTACTCAATACGGACCTGACTTTGGAGCATCTGTATCTATTATTTGTCAAGCTCATTTAACAAGAGCAGATAAAGTAGGGTTAACAAGAGTGAGAATATAATATATGACAAAGATAAGAAAACCTGTACCGAAATCTCAAATAGAATTATCTCAAGAGACAATAACCCCGTACTTGAACCAGGGTAAAGCTCCTATTCCTGCAAATAAAAGAAGAGAGAATCAAAAGAGTTTAAAGAATGATGAGGTAAAGCAGTTAAATGTAGGACTTACAGATATAGACTCTGCAATTGTTTACTACTTTAAGAACATAATTAGGCCCTCTGTTATTCAGAACGGTACGAAAGTGAATGTACCGATAGTATACGGGTCACCGGAAAAGTGGGCAGCAGTACAAAAAGACGGGTATTATAGAGATAAAAATGGAAAAATACAGACTCCATTAATTATGTTTAAGAGGGATTCTGTAACTAAGGATAGAACGCTTGGGAATAAAATGGATGCAAATAGTCCAATACATTTTGGAGTGTTTGAAAAAAAGTATTCAAGAAAAAACATTTACGATAACTTTGGAATACTGACAAATAGGATACCAGTACGGGAACTGTATGGAGTAATTATTCCAGATTACGTGAATCTTATCTACTCATGTATTATATCTACAGAGTATGTAGAACAGATGAATAAAATAGTAGAATCTATTAATTTTGCTTCTGATTCATACTGGGGAGATCCTGAGAGATTTAAATTTAGAGCATCAATTGATGATTATACAACTACTGTAGAGCTTATACAAGGAGGTGATAGAACAGTAAAGACAAATTTTACTCTTAAGATAGGAGGGTATATTGTACCGGACTCTATTAATACATCGGTTGTAAATCCAAATAAATTTTACTCAAAAGCTGCTTTGAGTTTTAAAGTAGAAACAGCAGGATCAATTGAAGTATTAAACGCAAGAGCGAAAACATCAGAAGCACAGGCACCTTCTAGATTCTTCGACACAGCCCTTACAGGAGTAACAGCAACAGGTATGACAGCAGAGCAGATAACATATATCGGTCTTCAATCTACAGCATTAGCAGACACTGTAGTAGGATTAGAAGCAACATTTCTGAATAAGACAATAGCAACACCGCCAGCAGGATTCCCTCAAATAACAAAACAGAATTTTCAGGTATTCATAAACGGGGTTGCAACACCGATGCAAAATATTACATCAATAATGCAAATTAACTCAGATATAATCGTAACATTTACGGATTTAGGGTTCGCATTAGATTCGACAGATCAAATAGTACTAGTAGGTAAATTTAGTTAATAATGGCAGTAAACTTAATACAGGGGAAACAGATAGCAACAGCTTCATGGGCAATTAATTCAATTAGTTCATCACAAGCCTCTACTGCTTCTTTAGCACCAAATTATACATTAACATCTTCATTTAATACCTTTACTTCTTCATACAATACAGGATCATTTACAGGAAGTTTTACAGGCTCATTACAAGGAACATCATCATTTTCAATTCAAGCCTTAACTTCATCATTATCAAAAACATCAGATACTGCTTCATATGTCAACCCTTTAAATCAAAATGTAATTATTACAGGATCTCTTTCAAATGGTAGTAATAATTCAGCAATTGGTACATACTCACACACTGAAGGAAGACAAACACAGACAGTAGGAGATTACTCACATGCTGAAGGATATAGTACAATAGCATCAGGTTCTTATTCACACGCTGAAGGAAATTACACCATAGCATCCGGAGATGTATCACACGCTGAAGGAGATAACACCCAAGCAATAGGAAATACTTCACATGCTGAAGGATATAGTACAATAGCATCAGGTTCTTATTCACACGCTGAAGGATCAAGTACTCAAGCAATAGGGGCAATTTCTCATGCTGAAGGAGCCAGTACTCAAGCAATTGGTATATATTCACATGCTGAAGGATTATACGCTCAGGCAATTGGAGATGGTTCTCATGCTGAAGGAGAATTAACACAAGCAATAGGAGTAAGTTCCCATGCTGAAGGAGTAAATACACAAGCAATAGGAAGTATTTCACATGCTGAGGGAGAATCAACACAAGCAATAGGGTTAGGCTCACATGCTGAAGGGTATAATACAATAGCATCAGGCTTCTACCAACATGTACAAGGTAAATACAACATATCTCTCCCAGACGAATCAGCTTTTATTATAGGAAATGGTACAGGTAATGATAATAGATCAAATTTAGTATTTGCATCAGGTTCACAATTTCAAGTAACCGGAAGTGTTATAGCAACTGAAGGGTTTACAGGTTCTTTACAAGGAACATCGTCATTTGCTATATCAAGTTCACACTCTGAAAAAGCTACAACAGCTTCATATGCCCCAGATTATGTACCATATACTGGAGCAACTCAAGATGTAATTTTGGGTGGTGTTAGTCTTTCAAGTAACCGATATATAAATGTAGGTAAAGCTTTTCAAAGTGAATGGGATAATGGTGAATCTAATGGTAATTTAACTTTAGGTTTATTTGACAACGTTAGAGGATTTTATATTCAAGATAATGGTAATAGAAATATAAACTTTACTTTATCACGTATGGATGGTTTATATTCAAATAATTTCTATTATGATGAGAATGATACTTATAATGCTGGTTTATTACTTAATACTATTTATTCATCAAAATTAGAAAACGTAGCTGGTTCAAAATTTGGTAGAATTGAAACATCTCAAGATATTGTTAGCTTAACTATTGATAATAGTAATTATGGTCAAAGATTACAATTAAAAGATAATAGTATTTATGGATATATATCAGATTTAAACACTACTGAATCAAATGATTTTAATCTTTTCACTGATAAATTATCAACTAAAAAATATATTGAATCTAATGAAGGGTTCATAGGTAATTACCTTCAATTAAACACATCTTCTTTAGAACCAATCGAAGTAGGTAAAATAGTTTGGAATTCTACAGATGGTACATTTGATATGGGACTTCTTAATGGAGTTACTCTTCAAGCTGGTCAAGAAATGAACATGTATGCGAAAGCTTCAGGAGCTATTACAAATGGGGATGCAGTTCAATTTGCAGGAAGTCAAGGAAGTCACTTACTTATTAAAAAAGCAGTACCAAGTGAAATAAACGCTAACCCTGAATACTTTATAGGAGTAGCTACACAAGATTTTGCTAATAACGATTTTGGATATGTAACAGTATTTGGTCAAGTAAGAGATATAGATACTACAATATATTCAGGACCTGTACTATACTTCCAATCAAGTGGTTCTATACCTGGATTATTAACTGATACTAGACCGACAGGGCCTAACGCTAAAATAACAGTAGCTGCTGTTGTAAGGAGTCACCAAACTCAAGGTTCAATTTTTGTTAGACCTCACATGATGCCTAAAATAGGAGGGTTACAAGATGTTGAAATAAGTACAGGTTCATTAGCAACAGGAGACATATTATTATACAACTCAGCATCTCAAGTATGGACTAATTCAAAACAATTATCAGGATCTTATGGATTAACAGGTTCATTAACAGTAACAGGAAGTGTTACTGCTACTCAAGGATTTACAGGTTCATTAGTGGGAACTTCATCTTTCGCAGTATCAAGTTCATTTGCCGTATCTTCATCCATAACTGATACAGTAAAAGGAACATATAATGTAAAAGTGACAACACCAAGTCCTATTGCTTCAGGAACTCTTGCTGAAACACAATTATTAAAACTTGAAATACCTCCATATTCATTTGCTGCTGATGATGTATTAAATATACCTTCATTAATTATTAGTAAAGTTGGTACGACTGCATCATATACTTTACGTGTAAAAATGAGTACATCATCTACAATGCCTTCAGGTAATACAGACCAAATCATATCTTTGTCTATAGGTAATACTAATATATTCACAAAAATATATAGAAACTATATTATAAATGGTGGGTTTTTAAAAGGTATGGGTATAACTAATTCAGCAGCAGACATTATTAACTCTACAGTAGCTATTGTTAATAAATCATTTGATAATACTACAACTAATTATCTATACGTAAGTATATCTCCTGCATCAACAACAGATACTTTTCAATTAATAGGTTTACAAATAAATAATTTATAAAATATGTTAAGAACAGTAATAGATAAGTACACAGGTCAAGAAAAGAGAGCACAATTTGATAATTTTATATCTGAAGATGAAATAATTATTGATGTTCTAAGAACAGAACCAATGGAGAATCCTTATTGGGATTTTGAAAATAAAATATTTTACGATAAACAAATATAAAAATAAAATTTATGGAAAAACCTACAAAATTAACACAGGAGGAGTTACAACAAATAGTAGATATTCAGAAAAGATACCGGACACTTTCTCAAGAATTAGGAGATATTGAAATTCAAAAACTTACATTAGAAAAAAAAAGACGAGCAGTAGAAGAAGTTCTTCTACAATTGCAACAAATAGAAAAACAGGTAGCAGATAACATACAGGAGAAGTACGGAAGAGGTACTATAGATATTGGTACAGGAGAGTTTGTACTTATATAGGAGAGAAAGTACTAATCATATTTATTTAAGAAATTAAAGAAGGGTTTCGACTCTTCTTCCCTATTTATCTAAGAGAATTAAACCCTAAAGGTAAGTAAGGTTTATGAAAATTTCACAATATTTATTATAAATTAAAACTAATAAAACAAAACATGGCAGAATCAATTATTTCTCCAGGAGTATTAGCAAGAGAAAATGACATCTCTTTTATACAACCAGCACCAGTACAGGCAGGAGCAGCATTCATTGGACCAACAGTAAAAGGGCCGGATAATCAACCCACAATTGTTACATCATATAACGACTATGTGAGAAAATTCGGTGAGACTTTTACTTCAGGATCTTCAAATTATGAGTTTCTAACATCACTTGCAGTAAAAAATTACTTTTCTCAAGGAGGTAATACAGCTTTGGTTACAAGAGTTGTATCAGGGTCTTATACAGTAGCAGCAAACACACATATTTCAGCATCAGCAAAAGCAAGCACTCAACCATTTACCCTTGCTACTTTAGGAAAAGGAGAAATGTACAACAATGCAGCAGCATTAACAAGTGCATTAACAGGTGGAGCTTCTTATATTAACTCTGATGGATCTTTAGTATCAGGATCTGCAGATAATATAAGATGGGAAATTCAGAATGTGAATAATGCTCAAGGTACTTTTACGTTACTTGTAAGACAGGGAGATGATAACACAAACAACCCAATAGTGCTTGAAACATTTAATAATGTATCATTAGATCCAAATTCTCCAAACTACATCGAAGCGGTAATAGGTAATCAATATACTACAGTTGGGACAGATGGTTCTACATCTTATATTTACAAACAGGGAACATATCCAAATAGATCTAATTACATCAGAGTAAGTGGGGTAAACTTAACAACTCCTAATTATCTTTCAACTGACGGAGTAACAGTAAATACAGATTCAGGAAATACCTCTTACTCAGCTTCACTACCGGTAGCTAAATCAGGATCATTCTATAATGCAACAGGAGCTGTTAAACCAGGAGCTACATATTTTGCAAATATTGTGAATGGTTCAACAGACATACAGGGTACGGTAGCAGCTAATTATTCAACAGCAATTTCACTATTGTCTAATCAAGACGAATATGTATTTAATATTATATCTGCACCAGGTATGATACATTCAAATACGATAGGACAGAGTGTTAATAACTCTATAATTTCTTTAGCAGAATCAAGAGGAGATTGTATTGCAGTAGTAGACTTGGTTCCAACAGGGTCTATTATAACAGACGTAACAACTCAAGCAGCAGCAATCAACAGTTCATATGCAGCAACTTATTGGCCTTGGGTACAAGTACAATCAGCTACAGGTAAAAATCAATACGTACCAGCAGGAGTTGTAATCCCAGGGGTATATGCATTTACAGATAATGCTTCAGCACCATGGTTTGCACCAGCAGGGCTTGTAAGAGGAGGATTAGCAGGAGTTATCCAAACTGAAAGAAAATTAACAAAAGGAGATAGAGATACATTATACTTAGGAAAAGTAAACCCAATTGCTACATTCCCAGGAACAGGTATTTCAGTATTCGGTCAGAAAACTTTACAAACAAAAGCATCAGCTTTAGATAGAGTAAATGTTAGAAGATTATTAATTGAACTTAAGAAGTTTATTGGTAACCAAGCAAGAAATTTAGTATTCGAACAAAATACTATTGCAACTAGAAATAGATTCTTAGCGACAGTAAATCCGTACTTAGAATCAGTAGTTCAAAGACAAGGTCTTTATGCATATAGAGTGGTAATGGATGATACAAACAACACAGCAGATGTTGTAGACAGAAATCAATTAGTAGGTCAAATCTTTATTCAACCAACTAAAACAATTGAATTCGTAGTATTAGACTTTACAGTTGAACCAACAGGAGCTACATTTGCATAAGAATCTAAACAGTAGATATTTATAATTAAATAATAAGACATAAAATGGCAGTATTAGATCCAAATGAAATAATGTTTAGAGCTTTTGAACCAATGGTTCAACACAGATTCGTAATGTATATCGATAACATTCCAGCCTTCATGGTTAAGAATGTTAAAGCTCCAAACTTCACAGATAGCGAAATCAAACTTGATCATATCAATACCTATAGAAAGATAAGAGGGAAAAGAAACTGGGAGAACATGGATATGACTCTTTATTCACCAATTACACCTTCAGGAGCTCAAGCAGTAATGGAATGGGCACGTCTAGGATACGAATCAGTAACCGGTAGAGCTGGGTATTCAGACTTCTACAAAAAAGATTTAACTCTTAACATCTTAGGTCCTGTAGGAGATATCGTAGGAGAGTGGATCATTAAAGGAGCTTTCTTAACAAAAGGAGATTTCGGACAGTTTGACTGGACTTCAGCAGACGGAATTGTAGAGATAGGAATTACAGTAGCTTGTGATTATTGTATTTTGAACTACTAATAGAATCAAAATAAAAAAGAAACAAGCCTGGAATTACCAGGCTTTGTTGTTTTAAAAAAGTTTTATTCATATATTTATATATAGAACTAGTTACTAACAAATAAAATTTATGGAACAAAAATTTAAACTACCTACCGAAACAGTAGATCTTCCTTCAAAAGGGTTATTATATCCAAAAGATTCCCCACTAGCAGAAGGTAAACTTGAAATGAAATATATGACCGCTAAGGAAGAAGATATTTTAACAAATGCAAATTACATAAGACAAGGAAACGTTATAGATAAACTCTTACAATCTTTAATTATAACCCCTATTGATTATAATGAATTGTTAGTAGGAGATAAGGATGCTCTTATGATGGCTGCAAGAATTTTAGGATACGGAAAAGATTACGAGTTCTACTACTTGGGAGAAAAAGTATCTGTGGATTTGTCTAAACTTCCTCTTAAAGAACTAAGTGAAGATATGATAGCTAAGCAGGGAAGTAACGAGTTTGAATATAAACTCCCTAATACGGACAACGTTATTACTTTTAAACTACTTACCTTAAAAGATGATAAAGATATTGAAGCTGAACTAGAAGGTTTAAAGAAATTAAACAAAAACAGTAACAATGAACTTACAACTAGATTAAAGTATATGATACTTTCAGTCAATGGAAACTACGAACGAAGTGTAGTAAGGCAGTTTGTAGATACAGCATTTTTAGCAAGAGATTCTAAAGCTTTTAGAGAGTATTATAACAAAATCGCACCAGGTGTGAATACTAAAGTTAAATTTGAAACAGAAACAGGTGTTGAGGAGGACATCAATATACAGTTTACTTCTAACTTTTTTTGGCCTGACTCCGGAGAATAGGAGTAATATATTCAGACAGATACATGAAATAGTGTTTCATGGACAAGGAGGATATGATTGGAATACTGTGTATAATATGCCAATCTGGCTAAGAAGGTTTACCTTCAATACGATAAAAGAGTACTACGATAGTCAGAATATAGAAGAAGATATACAGCCTACAAAAACAACACCTTCCATAACTCCTCCCGATGTTGTAAAAAAGGCAATAACACCTACATACACTGCAAAGGCATCGGATAAATGATGCCTTTTACTATTTATACGTATATAATACACCTATGGCAATTAACGACCCTAAAAAAGAGATAAAAGATGTTAACCAGGAATTAGGTTACATGGAAGATCAGCTCCTAAGCATAGCAGATAGGCTTTCTGGCAGTATTCGAGATGCTATGAGAGATATTAAAGATGAAGCATTAGGGGTATCTAATATCTTTAAAAATAATATAAGCAGAAGTATCAGGGATATAGCAAAAGGATCTGATGCAATCTTAGGAAATACCTTAAAACTAGCACAAGGGACAGCAAAACTGTCCGACATAGAAAAAGCTCAGTATGCTTTACAGCTAAAACAGTTAACAGCCCAAAGAAACTTAGCCTCATTAAAGAACGCAGGACTATTAGATGCAAGAGAGATTGCAAAAGCAGAAAGAGAAATACTTGAAGCTGTCGATAGTCAGAATAAGCTTCTAAAAGACCAGCTTGAATACGCCGATAAAATCCAGAAAAACCTAGGAGTAACAGGGGGAATACTTAAAGGAATTTCAAAAATACCGGTATTAGGTAACTTTATAGATGCAGAAGAAGCTCTATCCGCAGCACAACGTACTGCAGCACAAGATGGATCTAATCGTGCTAAAGTTATGGCTTCAGCTTTTAAACAGTTAGGAAGCAGCTTAAAAACAAACCTATCAGATCCTTTAGTGAGTATAGGGCTTACCCTTAAACTTTTTCAGACACTATATAAAGTAGGGGTTGAGTTTAGTGCAAGGACTTTTGAAATACAGAAAACATTAGGACTTTCTACTGCACAAGCAAGTGCAATGAATAGAGAGTTCTATACAATGCAGCAGACAACCAATAATATCTATGCAAACTACAAAGACCTGGTTAATGCAAATTTTAACTTAAATGAAGCATTAGGAACTTCTGCAACATTTAGCGCTGAAGTACTTACCCAGCAAGCTAAAATAATGGAGGCTACAGGTCTTACAGCAGAAGAGTCTGCTAAGATCTATGAATACTCTCTAACTACGGGTAAATCTCAAGAGCAGATATACAACTCTATGGGGAAAACCAATAAAGGAGTTCTTAGTAATAAGAAAGTAATGCAAGAGGTTTTAAAGACCAGTGGACAGTTAGCAGCACAATACAAAAATAACCCAGAACTATTAGGAAAAGCAGTTGTACAGGCTCAAAAGTTAGGTATAACACTTGAGCAAGCTAAGAATATGTCTCAAAATCTATTAAATTTTGAAGACTCTATTTCTGCAGAATTAGAAGCTGAGTTATTAACAGGACAAGAGCTTAATTTAGAAAAAGCTAGAGCATTAGCTCTTCAAGGAAAATCTGCTGAAGCAGCAACAGAACTTTTAAGTCAAACAGGAGGATTGGCGAAATTCCAGGAAATGAATGTTCTTCAGCAAGAGTCGTTAGCTAAAGCTATGGGAATGTCTACAGACGAATTAGCAGACTCTTTAATGAAAGCTAAGAAGTTAAATGAGTTAGCAGGAAGTGAGAAGAGGTTATTAGATGAGAAAGTAAGTGCACTGAAAAAAGCAGGGGAGTATGAAAAAGCAGCTCAATTAGAGAAACTAGTACTGCAGGATAAAACAGTTGCATTAGCAGAGCAAGAATTAGACACTCAAGGTAAAATTGATAAAGCAGTAAGTTCGATTAAAGAATCCCTAAAATCAGCCATAGCAGGCCCGTTAGCATTCGTTACAGATAAATTAGCAAGTGTATTGGAAACTATGGCTAAAAACCCTGTAATAAAAGGACTACTGGGAATAGCAGGAGGTGCAGCAGCAATACTTGCAGGAGTTTCAGCAGGAGCAATGGCTATTAATGCTGCAAAAACAGCGTTATTTGGAAGTAGAGGTTCTAAATCTAGACCTATGTATGTAACAAGTACGGATGGATCTGTCGGTGGCGGCGGATTAGGAGATGCATTAGGAGAAGGATCTGGATCATTAGGTGAAGGAACAGGACAAGGACTAGGAGGTTCCTTGAAGAGAATAGGAAAAGCATTTTCTAAAGGAGGAGTAAAAGGAG